AGGGGGCCAAGCATCTTTAACATTTGGTATCGCTGATACTAATGCGGTTAAAGTAGACCATGACGGTGTTGCAGACGATGACTATGCTAAGTTCACTGCTAACGGTATAGAGGGTCGCAGTGCTTCAGAGGTTCTTACCGATATTGGAGCTCAGCCTGTTTTATCAGAAGGAGCATTTGCAAACGGAGATAAAACAAAGTTAAATAATGTTGAGTTAAATGATCCGGAATTTGACAGTGTTATATTAGATAATCCAATTTCGACCACTAACTGGACAATTGAAGTTGATAACAGTGGTAGTCTTGTTTTTAAATATGGCACTAACACGAGAATGAAATTAACTTTATCAGGTGAGTTAGTTGTAGATGACGACATTACGGCATTTGGAACTATATAATGGCTACTCCCTTAACACAAAAATCAGGTAACGCATCTAGTAGTTTCGCTATATCTGCGAGTGATATAAACCATAGACTTGGTAATTCTGAAACTGCTGAAGTAAGTATGAGCGATATTCCTACAAAATTACTGTTTTATCATGGCTTTACAACCGCACAGGAGATGGACTTTAAAGAGTTTTTAAACAAAACAAAAATAGTTACAGGAGTACTTTTTAACGTCAACATTGGATATCAAGCTGACTATTTCGGCTCCCAAATAGGAAGTATAACAGAGGATAGAATGGCAAGTGCTAACAATGGAGGCTGGTATGCGGGCACTTCTGCTACACAATTAACAATAAGACAGATTATGTGGAATCAAAGCTCTAGTACGAGTAGAGTGGCTTTTCAGTTAGAAGAATCAGTAAGTGGTTCGGCGGTAGCATCAACAAATGGTTGGAGCAGTCTCTCAATACGTGCACTAATTGGATCACCCGCCTTTTCTACTAAAGAAGTTTTTAAAAATAGTTACTCTAGTTTTAATGGTGCCACAGGTACTTACACTTGGACTAATGCTGTAGGATCAGTAAGCTCTCTAGGAAGCAGTTCAGGACTAGATAGATACATAGAGATAGGGTGAGGATATAAAATGAATTATACATATACTTGGAGAATAACAAATTTAGAAGCAATAAGAGAGCAAGATTCTCTTACAAATGTTGTTGCAACTGCTTGGTGGATACTAGAAGGTCGAGACGAAAATGGTAAATATGCAAGACACTGGGGAGTCCAACAGCTAAACACAGATAATATTAATCCTGACACTTTTACCACATATGAAAATCTTACAGAAGCTCAAGTAATTACTTGGGTTGAAAATACTCTTATTAATCAAGAGTCTGATTTTGGACTCTCTGGGGAATATGAAAATGTTGTAGAAATGATGAAATCAAAATTGAGAGCTATTATAGAAGAAGAAGATGTATATCGTAATACAGGAATACCTTGGTAAGTACTCCAAAAAATACTTCTTGACAACTTTGCTTAAACATGGTATAGTGAGCATATTAAAAATTAACCAAAACTTATAGGCTACAAATGAAATTAAGGTACTTACTACTTCTCTGCTTACCTTTAACGGTACTAGCTGCAGAAGATACAATAATTACAGAGTCGACTTCTACGAGTGACGTAAGCACTACTACTAAACTAGAGTCTCCTCCTCCTTCGGCAATCACGCCGACAATGAATATATCCAACTCTGACCTCTGTACAGTCGGAGTTGCGGGTGCAGTGCAAACCCAGATACTAGGTATCAGCATGGGGACAACTGTACGAGACATGAACTGCGAAAAATTAAAGAATGCGAAGACTTTGTACGATATGGGTATGAAAGTCGCTGCTGTGTCTATTATGTGCCAAGACCAACGTGTATTTGATGCAATGATGAATGCAGGTACTCCATGTCCTTATGAAGGCCTTATCGGAGAAGCCGCAAAAGCAGCATGGGATGCAAACGTAGAAGAAACACCTGTAGAAATTGAAGCAGAGGAGATACTTGATGAAAAGACGAAACAAACTCTTTGGGGTCTTGGCAGCATCTTTGCTTTGCTCCTCATCTTACTCTGATAATATAGTTTATGGACAATCGAATGTAAATGCCCGTACTTGGGCAATGCAGAACGTATTACCACAACAAGCAGGACTTACAATTTCTCACATTGTATATGAATACAGTGTAGAGAAAGAAACACAAGATGCGATGTTGGTGCATGTTTCAAATGAAAATGCAATCAACGGAGGATACATCTTTCGATCTACAGATGATTGGACAGGGCAACCTTCCAACACAGTGAAGAAGATTAAGCCAGCATCGCAACTTCCCATACAATTTTGGGGAAATGGATCGATAGAAACAGAAGGTTTCGGTACAGTTTTAAACCCTTCTGTAAAGTATAACTGGAGGTACGAACCTTGTTTCGATCCTCAGTCTGATCCAACATGTCCAGGGTACATGATACCTTACGACTTGGAAGATATACTAGTAGAACCTGTAGATCCTCTTGAAGATCAATATATTCAAGAACAACTTGAAAGACAGGCATTGCTTGAAGAAGAAGAAGAGTTTGAGCGAAAAGAGCGTTTGAAGAAAAACAAGCGTGACATGGAAAAGCTCTTAGGCGGAATTAATACTAAACTTATGTCAGACCTTGCACTAGTTCAAGAAGCAGCATACTTTAGTATAAACTTATTTCCTACTTCATATTATAGTCCTTTAGAGGGCGGAACATATGAAGATGCCTTGCAACTGATTGATGCAGAGTTGCCGGACAACAAAGAGGGAAGACGAGTGAACTACACTCAACAAAAACTGCATGAAGAAATGATACAATCACAATATGATAATTGATTATCAAGAGTGCTTCGGCACTTAAGAGATATACTATGAAGAAATCTTTGTTAGCAGCCGGACTTTTACTTTCTAGCGCAGCTTTTGCAAATGTTCCTATTACAGGTTCAGTAGCATCAAAATGCGTAATTAATGTAGATACTCCTGGCGTTTATGGTAACCCTTCTGCAAATCTACTAAGCACTGACCCTTCAGACGGTGGAGTTGTACCTGTAGTTCGTTACGATATTATTAGCGCAGAGCTTTACAAAGCCAAAATTAGTTATCCTGACGAGTTTACAAGCAGTCCTTCTTTGAATGACGTTGTAAACTGGACAGGCAGTGTAACAGTAAGTCAAACTTCAGACGAGTCAATGGCATCATTTGAGACAAACAAAGTAGAGTATAATAACACTACTGAGTATGATTTAGATGTGCAAGGCAGCGTTTGGTTTGATATTACTTCAACTGCAGACTATGGTTATGATAAATCCTTCCCTGGTGGAGACTATCAAGCAACCGTAACTGCGGAGTGTATTGCACTGTAATGCGATTCTGGGTTGTATTACTTGGTGTGTTAACTCATGGCTTCGTTTGGAGTCATGAGTTAACTCCCACTTACCCTACATTAGAGACTTCTTATATGTCAGGAGTTCTCAAAGCAGAAATGCATCTATTCAATAGTCGAAAGGATATCAACTATTATTCAGTCTCAGTCTACGATAAAGACTGGAAGCCTGTCAAATTTGCTACGGAAAGCAAAATCATACAAATGGACTATCTAGATCATAAAGATATAGAGGTCTATGTTCGCACAAAAGATCAAGAAAAAGCACATTATATTTGCACTAAATCGAAAATCCTGAAAGGTAAGAGTGCACCGACACTACTCGCATCAAGGATTTGTTCAAAAATAAAATAAGAGGCAAGCGTGAAAAAGATAGTTTTATTGGCACTACTGGTAAGTAGTTCGACATGGGGACAAGGATCACTGAATCTGAACATCCCTCAGTCGAATCAAACCCATGCCCAAGATAAAATTAGATCAGGCAACGTTGATTGTCAGAATGCTATAGGTTCCTCTACGAATTTCGAGTTTGGAGTAGTTGGTATTATTGAACAAGGTGATACCCCCTTTACTACTCAAATTCAAGAAGTACAAGATCAAGAATATCGAGACGTAGGAGTATACGCGCGCATAAATATTCCTATCGGCGGACCAAAAGAACGTATCAACTGTAACACTCTGTATCAGTTGGAGCTAACAAAGAAACGTCTAGAAGTAGAGAAGCTACAGCGTGAGGTTATGCAATTACGTAAGCTTCAATTTACAGACGATGTTGAGGAAAATTAAAAATGGCAGAATTTGAAATTGCAGGAATGACATTCAAAGGTGGGAAGATGGCGGTAATATTAACTGCTCTTTCTACGCTAGGTGGTGCTAGCTGGGCTGGCTTCGAGTTTTACAAAGATTATATGGACATGAAAGAAATTGTACAAAATATAGATGTAGACGCTATTGAGGCACGAAATACTCAAATAGTGCAGAAACTAGACGATGCCATCGAATATACACGAGATATCAAATCTGGACTACGAGATGATATTCTGAGTATTGAAAAACAAGCAGACCGTGTTGAAGACAAAGCCCGAAATATGGAAGAAAAAGTACGAGACATGATTGACAAAGCAAGTGAGCGATTTGAAACCAGACGAGATTCCTTAATTAAGGATAACAATAGAGAGCTGAAGGACTTAGAAAAACGACTTACAGATAAGATCCAAAAAGCACTTGATAATCCACTTGCAGACTAGACCTGAGAAAAATATCTCTTGACAATATAACCCTAAGTTAGTATAATACGAGACATGGCAAAAGAACTCACTACAATCTCCCCAGAGGGACTGGAGATAGCAAATAGTTATTTACAGTTCGGCAATATTCGCGGTGTATGCGACTACCTCCAGGTACCTGAACAACAAGTAGTTGAAGTCCTTAATAAGCGTGAAGTAAAAAAGTATATCGATACTGTTTATCTAGATATGGGCTATCGCAATAAAAATAATATTGCTACTGTACTAGATGAAATGATTGCGTCAAAACTAGATGAAGCCCAGGAATCTGGAATGTACTCTAGTAAAGATTTGGCAGACTTATTACAAATGGCTCATAAGATGCGTATGGATGAAATTAAAGCCCAAGCAGATTTAGAAAAAGCCCAGAGTAGCAACATAAAGAACCAAACAAATGTGCAGATTAATGAAGCTGTCCCATTTGGTCAGGGAAATTATGGTAAGCTGATGGAGAAACTTCTCAAAGATGGAACAGAATGAAAAAATCAATGATCTTGAAAAGGGTCTCTATGCTCACGAAGTAATGTGTGAAGAACGGTGGAAGACTTGCTTTCAACGTTTAGAAGATGTCGAGACTTCTCTAAATAGAATAGAGACTCGTATGGTTCGTATAGGCGGAACAGTAATTATGTTCCTGGCGGGTGTGATAGTAACACTACTCACCCAATTGGGGTAAGTTATGCACTGTGCAGGTAAATCAAAAAAACGAAAAAAGAAAAAGGGCGGTAAAAAACGTAGGGGATACTAATGAAGTATAAGACTAAAAGAGCTGCAAGAAAAGCAGCAAAGCGTCTAGGGCTCAAAGGTATTCACTCACATGGTAGAGGGAAGAACAAGATCTACATGGCAGGTAGTACTCATAAAGCATATGAGAACGCCAAAAAGCGGAGAAAAAGATGATTCAGATTTTTGAAAAACGTGGCAGATGGTGTTATCGAGATGATGCAGGAAGACTTCATAAGTTCGATACAGAAGCAGAAGCCAAGAGCTCTTTAGGGCTAGAGATCGTAGACGATGCCGAGAAAAAAATCGAAACGAAAAGTAACAAAGAAAAAGCCAATACCAACAAACAAAAAACTGTACTCAACAGTAAAAGCAGCAACAAAAAGAAAATTTAAAGTTTATCCCTCTGCTTATGCAAATGCCTACCTTGTAAAAGAGTATAAGAGAAGAGGTGGTAAGTACCGTATGGGAGTTAAGAAATGAAACCTCGTAAAAGCGGCCTTAGTAAATGGTTTAAAGAAAAGTGGGTAGATATATCCCGTCCAAAGAAAGGCGGGGGCTACAAATCTTGTGGTCGAAAGAAGGCAAAAGGAAAAGGATATCCTAAATGTGTACCGGCGGCAAAAGCTGCTCGTATGACAGCAGCCCAGAAAAGATCAGCTATTCGTAGAAAACGAAAAGCAGGAAATCCAGGGGGCAAGCCACGCAATGTTAGTACATTCGTGAAACGGAGAAAAAGCAGTGGCCGCAAAAAGAAAAAGAGGTAAGAAGAAAGATTCTCGTCTTGCACGAGCAAGAGTAAAAGGCTACAATAAACCTCGTCGCACGCCTGGACATTCGAAGAAGTCACACATCGTTGTGGCAAAAGTAGGTAGTAAAGTTAAAACTATTCGTTTCGGTCAGCAGGGAGCTAAAACGGCAGGGAAGCCGAAGGCCGGAGAGTCAGAAAGAATGAAAAAGAAACGTGCGTCATTTAAAGCAAGACACGCAAAGAATATAGCTAAAGGCAAAATGTCTGCGGCATATTGGGCGAATAAAGTAAAATGGTAGAAGAAACTAAAACTGTAGAAGGCTTAGAAGGCGCTGACCTAAACGGTGATGGTCATATTTCCCAAGAAGAGCTAGAACTTCATTTAGAGTTCAAGCGTAAAGAAATGGAAGACGCTGACGCAATGCGAGATGCTCAACGGAATATGGCATGGTTTGCTTTAGGCGGAATGCTACTATACCCCTTCGCAGTAGTGGTTGCAGAGCTAATAGGTCTGGACAACGCATCAAAAGTACTTGGAGATATGGCTCCGACCTATTTTGTCTCTGTAGCAGCAATTGTAGCCGCGTTTTACGGCAAAGAAGCATTAACAGGTAAAAAATAATGGAATTTATAATTGATTTAGCAGTAACCTTTTGGCAGTGGACAGTAGTAATTGCAGTAATTGCAGTAAGCTACTTAATTAATAAACTAGATAAACCAGATCTAAAGCGCATTAATTTTGAGTATACTACAATGCCTAAAATGCAACCGCTACCGATTAAAACAGCAAGTAAAGGTTTCTGGGGCGCCATATTAATGTGGATCACTGGCACACGTCAGTGGGTAATCACAGAAGACTTCCACTACTGGATCGAAAACCAAGCGTATAAAATTCCTGCAGGCTTTCAGTTTGACGGCGCATCAGTCCCCAAGTTTCTTGCGACCTTCCTGTCGCCTGTGGGAGTTCTGTTGATGGGCGGCTTGGTACACGACTATGGTTATAAGTATGCTACTCTTATGAAAAAAGACGGCAGCAACATCGGCCCTCGTGACCAAAAATATATGGATGGTCTCTTCCGAGACATCTGTATCGAAGTGAACGGCTTCTATGCACTTAACTACTTAGCATATTGGGCACTACGCCTAGCAGGTTTTGTAGCCTGGAACGGACATAAAAAGAGAGGTACTCATGTCGTATCTAAGTAAATTAATAAAACAACGTACATCCTGGGACGGGATTGTACTTATTGGCATTTGTGGATCAGTCATATTATTAGGTGGTTTAGCAAAACTACTAGCATGGGTTGGTCTTGGTTACGGAATTTGGACACTACTAAAAGACGAATAATATGGCAGTTGAAATAAGTCGGAGGGACATACCTTCTGATGAACTAGCAGAATACAGATCTGAGACAAGGTTTCTAAAATTACCAGTCGATCCTTATTTGGATTTACTGAATATCACACCGTTGCCTTCGCAGATAGCAATTATCAATGCGATTAACAACCCTAAATATCGTTTTGTCTCAGCAGCCGTTTCTCGACGACAAGGCAAAACGTACATCGCCAATATCATTGGACAGCTCGTGTCTTTGGTACCTGGCTCCAACATTTTAATCATGTCTCCCAACTACTCCTTGTCTCAGATCTCTTTTGATCTACAAAGAAATTTGATTAAACACTTTGATCTAGAAGTTACAAAAGACAATGCAAAAGACAAAGTTATTGAAATATCAAACGGCTCCACAGTAAGAATGGGGTCTGTAAATCAGGTGGATTCTTGTGTGGGCCGGTCTTATGACCTAATTATATTTGACGAAGCGGCACTAGCCGATGGAAAGGATGCTTTCAATGTTGCACTGCGCCCTACCCTTGATAAAGATAATTCTAAAGCCATTTTTATATCTACTCCCCGTGGCCGTAACAACTGGTTTTCTGAGTTTTTCTATAGAGGATTCTCCGATGAGTTCCCTGAGTGGTGTAGTATACGTGCAACTTACAAAGATAACCCACGAATGAGTGAAACAGATATCGCAGAAGCGCGTAAGTCGATGTCAGAAGCGGAGTTTAGACAAGAATATGAAGCAGACTTCAACACATACGAAGGACAGATCTGGAAGTTCAACTTTGAAACACAAGTCAAAGACTACTCACAGTTCGATACTAGTGGAATGGATGTATTCGCGGGGCTGGATGTCGGTTACAAAGACCCAACAGCCATGTGTGTTATTGCGTACGATTGGGATAAAGAACAATACCATTTGGTGGACGAATACTTCAATGCTGAAAGAACTACTGAACAGCATGCTGCCGAGATACAGAAGCTCATTGATCGCTGGGATATTGATTACATTTATATTGACAGCGCAGCTCAACAAACAAGGTATGATTTCGCGCAGAACTACGACATTTCCACCCTCAACGCAAAGAAGTCCGTACTTGACGGAATTGGACATGTGTCAGGGGTTGTTGACAACGACATCCTCTTTGTTGATCAAGAAGCAAAAGAGTCTTTGAGTTGTTTAGATGCGTATCAGTGGGATCCAAACCCTAATCTTATGAAGGAAAAACCGAAGCACAACATGGCATCGCACATGGCAGATGCGTTGCGCTATGCATTATACTCATTTCAAACCTCAAATATATCCTTTTGATGATACCAACTCAAAAATAATGTTTGACAAGTTAGCTTAAAGTCGATATAATTCTTTAGATAAAAAATAAGGAATCAAAGGAAAATGCCTAAGTTAAAACGTGATTATGTAAAGTATGTACGAGATAAGGCAAAGTCCAAGTACGAGAAGGGTTCCTCTTGCGAGATTTGCGGTGCAACAGAGCAGTTAGACTTTCACCACTTTTACAGTCTCACACCATTGTTAAACAAATGGATAAAAGATAACAATCACAATCCCGAGTATATTCAAGCACTTCGGGATGATTTTATAGAAGAGCATCATGCTGAGCTCTATGATCACACGGCTACTTTGTGTCATACTCATCATTTGAAACTTCATTCAATTTACGGTAAAGATCCAGCACTGACTACAGCTACAAAGCAGATGCGTTGGGTAAAGATTCAAAGAGAAAAACATGGCTTGGTATAATCCTTTTAGTAAAAAACCTGTTGATGTCGAAGAGAAGTTGAATCCTGCTCAGTACCTGGATGGAGGAAAAGTAGAGTCTAGCAGAGAACATACTATTAGCTACGAAAGAGCTTACGAAGATCTAGAAATTGTAAATCGTGGCGTGAATATGATCGTAGATGATGTTGCTGAGATTCCTACTCTTGTACTACCCAATGCTCAACAAGGTGTTGTAAAAGGTATAAAGAGAGCAAAAGTTGAGCTTCTTTTAAATAAAGAACCCAACCCTTTTCAGGACATAAATACTTTTCGTCGTAATTTAATTACGGATTTTGTATTAGATGGAAATATTTTTATCTACTTTGACGGTGCTCATATGTATCATTTACCGGCAGATAAAGTACAAATTCACGCTGATAAAGATACTTATGTAGAAAAATATACTCTTAACGAAACTACATTTACTCCTTCTGAGATTATACATATTAAAGATAACTCCTTTCATTCTATTTATAGAGGTGTGCCAAGGCTTAGACCCGCTATGCGTACAATGAACTTGATGGCTTCTATGAGAGCTTTTCAAGATAATTTCTTTAAGAATGGTGCAGTTCCGGGTTTAGTACTTAAGTCTCCGAACACATTGTCAGAGAAAATTAAAGAACGTATGATGGTATCTTGGCAGAATCGTTATAAGCCAGATACTGGAGGTAAACGTCCTCTCATACTAGATGGAGGACTAGAAGTCGATAGCCTCACAAAAGTAAACTTTAAAGAATTAGATTTTCAAAGTGCGATTACAGAAAATGAAAAGATCATTTTAAAAGCACTTGGAATCCCTCCAATTTTATTGGATTCAGGTAATAATGCAAATATTCGTCCCAATTTACGACTTTACTATTTGGAGACTATATTACCTATAGTTAGAAAAATTAATTTTGCAACTACTCGATACTTTGGTTTCGAGTGTAAAGAGGATATTACAAATATTCCTGCTTTGCAACCAGAGCTACGTGATAGTGCAGCATTCTACACATCACTAGTAAATGGTGGCATCATTTCTCCAAACGAAGCTCGTGAAGCGTTAGGCTACGAAGCTAGAGAAGAGGCAGAAGATATACGAGTACCTGCAAACATAGCAGGATCTGCAGCCAATCCGTCAGAAGGCGGTCGACCAGAGGAAACAGAAGAAGAATGACACCTGGAAAAAATAGACAACAAGCAAAGTATCAAGCAATACTACGGATTTCAAAATACTTTGTAAAGAATAAGACATGGGTTACGGAAGAAGATTATAATAAACTTGGAAGATTAAGTACTCCTTGTTTACCTAAAAATTTGTATAGAATATTTGGAACATATAAAGATATGTTACAGTATTTGGAAGTAGGTCCAATGGCAGATGAAATTAAAATGCTAAAACCTAAACCGGTAGTAAAAAAGCCTAAAGCATCCGCTAAGCCTAAAACGGTAAAGCCTGCTAAAGCAAAGGAGAGTAAAGATGAATAAGTTATTTAATCTTACATCCACATTTAAGTCTCATGAAGCAGACGATGGATCTGTAATGATACGAGGAATGGCTAGTACAGCTGACTTTGATCGCGCGGGTGATTCCATTTCAGCAGAAGCCTGGACTAAAGGTGGATTATCAAATTTTGAAAAAAATCCAATTATCTTGTTTAATCACGATTATGACAAGCCAATTGGTAGAGCTACGGGGTTGAAAGCTGGTCCTAATGGCTTGGAACTGGAATGTAAAATTAGTAAGGCAGCGCCTGCTAATGTTGCACAATTAGTTAAAGACGGTGTTCTTGGAGCCTTTTCTGTTGGTTTTCGAGTCAAGGACGCTGATTACTTAAAGGAAACCGACGGACTAATGATTAAGGACGCTGAGTTGTTTGAGGTATCGGTAGTATCTGTACCATGCAATCAGTCAGCTACTTTTTCGCTCGCGAAGTCTTTTGACTCAGATAAAGAGTACGAAGAATTCAAAAAAACTTTCACAAATCGTGTAGATCTAGCCGGTCAGTCTCTGGCTAAAGACGAAGTTAATACTTCTAGCGTAGCTAGTGACACACCGAAAAGCGCGGAGAAATCCGCAGATCAGGAGATCAAGATGGATAATCAAAACATCGACTTGGAAGCTTTTGCAAAGAAAGTAGCAGAAGATACTGCCGCTAAGATTGCTATGAAGCAAGCCGAGCAAAAAGCAGCTGACGAAGCCACCGCTAAAGCAGCTCAAGAAGCAGAAGAAGCGAAAGCTTTAGAAGCACAATCAATTAAAACAGTTATCAACTCTGGTGTAGAATCAGGTGTTGAAAAACTTATGGGCGACGTTGAAGCTAAACTAGCTGAAAAAGACGCAAACCTACAAGAAATCATGGGTACTTTCCAGAAAGAACTTGACGAGAAGAAAGCAGAAATCGAAGCTATGCAAAATAGCAAGAAGTCTTTCTCTGATCGTGGTTCTGATCTAAGTGCGTTCGGTAAGGACTTCCTTGGTGCTCACATTCTTGGTAAAGTAACTGGCAAAGGTTATGACACTGACTATGCTAAGTCTATTATGGCTAAAGCAGGTGTTGCTTATACAGCTAACTCTTCAGACACAGGTAAGCTAGATACTCTTTCTCAAACAGCGTTTGAAGAAGAAATGGTTCTAGAGCAAAAAGTTGCGGGTCTATTCCGTGAGCTTGCTGTAAACTCTGGCGCAACTGTAATTCCTACAGTTACTGATACTAATACTGCTACTTTCTCATCAGGCGGTCTTGAAACTGGTTATTTGACCAACCGTACTGTTGGTACTGCTAACAGCTATGATATGGGCAGCGTTACTGCATATGCTAATCGTCTAATCTCAGGAACTTATATTCCTGCGGATACCGATGAGCAAACTTTTGTAACTATTCTGCCAATGATTCAATCAGCTCTAGCCCGTGCTCACGCTCGTGCAGTTGATCAGGCAATCTTGTTTGGTACAGGCACGGGTACTGCAGCCTCTCAACTAGTTGGTCTAGTTGGTTCAGCAGGTATTGATGGCTCTAGTTCTGATGGCGCTGCTGATCATGACGGTCTTGCAGGCGATGCTGCTGCAAGTGCTACAGCTAAAAATTCTGTTACTGCACTTACTGCTATGGCTGCTCGTGCTGAAATGGGTAAGTATGGTATTAATCCTGCAGACGTTGCTTATATTATGGGTACTGATGCTTACTACAGCATGATCGACGCTACTGCTGATGGCGCAGACTTTACAAGTATTGATGAAGTGGGCGTAGGTGCTACTAAGTTAAGTGGTCAATTAGGTTCTGTTTATGGCTCACCAGTAATCGTTTCAGATTTGCTTGATACAGACCCTAACAATGCTTTCAACCATGATGGTGATGATGGCACAACAGCAGCTCTTAACCTAACAGGTACTGCGTGTATTGCAGTTAATCGTAATGCGTTTGTTATTCCACGTCTTGGTGGTGTTAACATTGAAAGCGACTTTGAAGTTGCAAATCAACGCACTGCTGTAGTTGCTAGCCAATCTCTTGGCTTCACTCAATTGGAAGGCGGCGCTAAAGCAGCTATCCGAATTAAGAGCACTACTTAATAGTAATATTTTTACTTTTAAACTTCGGGGAGGTTCGCCTCCCCCAAGTTTTTACTAATGGACTTATAGAATATGGCAAATTTAATAACCTTGACAGAATATAAAGTAGCTGAAGGCCTTCAATCTACGAAAGAAGATGCCAAGTTAGAGCTAACTATTACTTCTGTAAGTCAATTAGTAAAAACTTATTGTGGAAATGGTATTATAGACTTTTTTAGTGTAAATAAAACTGAAACCCTTAGTATTAATTGGGCTTCGAATATTGTACAGCTTACAGAAAGCCCCGTAACAACAGTTAATAGTGTTCAAGAAAGAGACAGCTTAAGCTCTGCATATACTACTCTTGTAAACAATCAAGATTATTATGTAGACAATGCCACAGACAGTATTTATAGAGTAAGTTCTAGTGGTTCTGCAAGGAACTGGGCAAATGGTCCAGGATCTGTAAAAGTAGTTTATAATGCAGGCTATGAGAAGTGTCCAGAAGATTTAAAACTAGCAGTTATTGATTTGATTACTTATTATCATAAAGATCATCATAGAACTGCTCGTCAAACTATAGCAGGAGCTAGTAGAGAAAATAAAACTTCTTCAGGCTCTAGGAATAATCCTGCATTTCCTGACCATATTAAAAGGGTGTTGGATTTATATAAAAACTTCTAATGAGTAGACAGGGACAACAAAAGTTTCTTAACAATTTGCAAAAGAAACTTTTGCGAGAGTCAAAAGCATACAGACAAAAAGTCGCAGATAAACAAACACATCATTTTAGTGTAAGCAAAAAATCTTTAGAAGAAGGTATAAGACAAACTATTAGTAGTAAATTTAAGTCTAAGTCAGATACTCGTGTACGAGAGATACTAAGTATTGTAGATAAGGATATTACCGTTGCCATTGATGCAATTAAAAAAGAACTACATAGATTGGAGGATGGAGCAACTGTAGCAAAAGTATATATTACTTTTGAAAATGCGAATGGAGTTGGTGCAGTCTTTTATGCTACTAAGACGGACAGCGGCAGATTAAGAAACATATATAGACAAGCAGCTGTAGCGTCTAGAAAGCATCTAAACCCTTTGGCTGAAAAGGTAAATGCAGCCTCAATCAAAATAACAGGTAGAGGCACAGGTACAAAGTCAGCAGATTATTTCCATGTTGAACACGGTAAAAATGAGGGTGTAGCAGAATCTTTAGTAAGGGACGCAATAGAAGAATCTATATTAGATATTCCCGATATTAGTTTTCAACAGGCAAGGCAGTGGCTAGAAGCTATGATCCCTGAAATTACAATTATCAGAGATACCAAGACCAGTAGAATGAATGTTCATATTGGTCCAAAACTAGGAAACTTGGCGGAAGGTAGAGTTTCAAGACAAGAGAAAAAAGAATTTTCTCAAATGGTAGACGATTTAGTAGATATAGTAAACTCAGATGCTAGTTTTCTTGTCGATGCTCCGGGGTCTGATAGTTTTACAGACATACAAAAGAAAAAGATTTTAAAAGCTGCAACTGATCCTTTTAAAAAGGTTAAAAATACAAGAGTTAAAGCGAAAACCAAAATCAAACATGGCGCTAAAACACCTGTAAAAAGTAAAAGAAAAAAGGCAAAGATTTCAGATATTACGCCAAAGCCAAAACCTGTAAGAGGAACACCAAGACGAGCAAAACAAAGCTCTATGGACTTTAACCCTTTACAGATGATAGCTATGTTGAATAAGGACTTGCCAGAAACAGTTAGAAAAAATATGCAACTTCCAGGGCTTGTAAACAGAACGGGACGTTTTGCAGAAAGTGTAAAAGTAACAGATATAACACAAACTGCAAAAGGTTTTCCAAGTGTGGGATACACTTACCAAAAAAATCCTTATGAAGTATTTGAAATGGGATCAGGAGATGCTAGATGGGCAACACCGGAAAGAGATCCTAAAACATTAATTGATAGGTCTATTCGAGAAATAGCAACAAAGTTCGCAATAGGTAGATTTTACACCAGGAGACTATAATGGCTGCAAGAGACTATACAACTAGAAGACTAGGTATTTTGAATGCTCTTGTCGAAAAGCTAAAAACTATAGATGGTGTAGGAAAGTTTAGAAGTGATTTAGGGGATAATGTTTCTCCTCGCTTAAAATTTTGGGATGAAGTGGAGGAATTTCCTGCAGTTCACCTAAATTCAGGATCTGAAACTAGAGAATATCAGGGTGGAGGATATAAAGATAGGTTTCTTGCAATAACTCTTCGATGTTATGTACAAGACGAAGATTCTATACTAGCTTTAGATGATTTGCTAGAGGATGTAGAAACAGTGTTGGAAGAAAATTCACGTTTAGAGTATAAAGATCGAGATGGCTCGACTCAATATACGCAACAAATCACTATTATCAGTATTGATACTGATGAGGGTGTACTTGAACCTTTGGGAGTCGGTGAAATGACTATTGAGGTTCGATACTAGAAAATACAGGCACGAACAAAAGTTCACGTCCTTGTCTTTTCAAGATAACATAGGAGAAATACTATGGCAGATACAATGTTTTTTAGTAGAGATACGAAAGTCTATGTAGCCCCTTTGGCGGCTGACGGGACAACAGAGCAAGCTCTTTTTGAGATTCCTGTTCTTGATGGGTTTTCGTTTTCTCAAGCAACAAATAGTTCAGAGGTAACTTTGAACGAAATGTCGGCGGGTTCAAATGCAAGTCGACGTGGTCGCAAGATGTTTAACGACTCTCTTGCTCCAGCAGAGTGGAGTTTCTCTACTTATGCACGTCCTTTCGTATCGGCTGGCAGTGGTGGTACAGGCGACGCTGATGATGGAGCAAACACTCACGCAGTAGAAGAAGTATTGTGGGCAATGATGGTAGGAGATGCATCATACGCTTCTCACACATTTAATAATATTACTAATGGTAATGCAGGAGCTGGTGCTTCAATTAGTTTTGCTAACTCAAACGTAACTACTCTTGGTATTGCAAACATTTATTTTGTACTTGGTAAAACTGCTGGAGACAACGGCGGCGAAGTAACGTACAAACTTTCTAAATGCTGTGTAAATGAAGTAGGCGTAGATTTTGATATTGATGGAATTACTACTCTTAATTGGTCAGGTATGGGTGCTGAGCTTATCGAAGCAGCGAATCTTACAACTACAGCAGCTGTAGTTGAAGGTACTCTAGCTACACAAACCAGTAACTTTATTCGTAATCGTTTAACGGAGCTTGTAGCTTCAAATGCGTCGGGTCAAGCACAAACGTTAACTCTTACAGGCGGTAATGTTACAATCTCTAATAACATGACATTCCTTACCCCTGAAACTCTAGGTGTTGTAAACACTCCACTAGCTCATGTAACAGGCACTCGTTCAGTTTCAGGTAGTTTTACTTGCTATTTATCCAGTACTGCTAATAGTAGCATGGATTTATTTGAAGCGTTAGTGGAAGATAAGAGTACAGTTACACACAATTTTGATCTTGAGTTTAAGATTGGTGGTGCAGCTGCTCCGAATTTGATTTTTGATATGCCTTCTTGCCACTTAGAAGTTCCAAGTCATTCTATTGAAGATGTAATTTCATTAGAGGTTAATTTCCACGCACTTGGTACCGATATCGACTCTACTGACGAAGTAGCTGTTAAATACTTAGGTAAGACTCTATAAGAGTATAGCTAGTAAAAAATATTTCTTGACATTTATGGTCTGTTAGACTATAATATGGAAATAGAAAAAGTTAAGAAGGGGTCTTTTTTGGACCCCTTTTTATTATCCGGAGATTTATGGCTAACTACAATTTTTTACAGGAAGCAAAAGTTTGGTTTGAAAAAACTTCGAGTGAGGAGGGTATAGTAGCGTATACTGATCGCTTTACACAGGCGCCTTATCAATACGGTAATTTCGGTAGATATAAGGAAACTGTAGCAGGCATAGGATCTGAACCTTTATTTATACATCAAACAGCGAGGTTATTTCCTACTTCTGGGTCTAATAGTACAGGACATGATGCAACTTTAGGCGATAGAAAAGTTTTATTAGCCTTTGACTGTAGTTCATACGCTACGGGTGAAGCAACTTCGGCAACTGTGGTAATGATAAATGTTGTTAACGGCGTAAAGTACCTTAGAGTTAAGATAGGTGATCAAATTACTTTGAATAATACTTCGGACTGGGAAGAACTAAACAGAGCAAATACAGACGGAATTCATGTAGATATTCCTTTTTCGCAGCTAACTCCTTTTAATACTCCTGTTAGAGAAAACGGGGTTGATGGGCTGGCAGAGTTAACGCATATACGGTACGAGATAGATCCTCCAAATAAAACATTTAGAATGTGGGTAAACACAACACTTGTCGCAGAGGAGGTGTCGGCTAATTCTTTTAGATGGATAGGAGACGGCGACGTCAACACGATAACCAATAAATATAACAGTAGAAGAGCGGGATTCGGAACAGCAACACAATTTACTAATAGTATTTTTACAATTCCACATATGCCCACCTCTCTGTACTCAGACATGACCAATAGAGATGAAGCAGTTGCAAGTATTCCTTATAATATTGGCGGTCTTGCATTTACTTGGTTTCCGTTTTCGTCGGTATCGCAAGTAGGAGGTAGTACGGATGTATACCATAATCAAACTGTTGTAAATTTTAACGCAGTATATCCACTACCTGTTAAAAAAGATTTAACTTTTAGTCAAACTTTTACAGATAATAATTATTCAGTAAAAACAATACAAAATACTGGAAATATGTTTAAAGCGTCTAGTATTAATAAAGCAAATCCTGCAGATGTATCTTTTAGTATACCTGTATTTGAAAGCCTTAACGGAATATCTGAGTTTTATGATATTATAAGAAAATTAAATACTGAAAATAGGCTAAGTTATTTTACTTTATATATACAGTTGCCCAATGATTTCTATACAATAGAAAAATGTGTCGTAGTAGGGACAACATTTAAAATGGAAAAAACTAATCCATTAGAAATAGAAGTAAAAGTACAAGGATCAAAGATAAGCAGAGGAACTAATACGACTTTTATACAGCCCTTTATAGCTACATCGTTTCCAGAAACTTATCAATTAACAACCGATCATTTAGTAACAACTATTGATAGTACCCCAATAGATTGTTTAATAAGTCTATCGGCAGAATTACAAAATGAAGTCCAATGGGTAGAGAATAATACAGTAGATAAAGCAATAACGACAGGTAGTTTTAATAATGCTAATCATTCTTTTTGGAGTATAGTTGATACTACTCCTACTTATAGTCCTACTATACCTATAGATTATATTATAAATAATGCGCCTGTTACTGTTGGTTCCAATATTTCGTATACTTACATAGGAGAGGCTTCGATAAATGCGGCAAGAGATAGAATAACTTTAAAAGTATTTGAAGATCCTACATCAACTCTGCGAAGTAACCAAAATAATTTCTCTGCGGAAGACAATAGGGAAAACTTTAGATTAGACTGGGATTCTTCTTTGCTCAACCTTCATAGTCATAGTATTTTATTTGACAGGCCTTCGGCAGCAGATTTGACTAGTTTTTACATGGATGAAACGCTTGAAGTAAATGCTGCCTATTTTAAATATAGCGCAGAGGATGAGACTTGGGTTTCTGGGAGTCAGCCTAGAATTTGGCATGACCTTACTTTTAGCGGAATACAGTATACAAATACTTCTGTACCGGTTCAAAAGTATCAGTTTGAGTTTGATGTACTTAGTGCTAATACAAACGATGTTAGTTTTGAATTAACAAATCAAGATGGAACTTCTCTTTCGGCGGTTAACAATACTCGTGCAGGAAAAGAAAATCCACTAAAGTTTCAGTTAAATTCGATACCGGCGGAAGACCCCCACGTGAGCATTGACCCTGCCACTGGTGAAGTTAGATTAAATTATCCTAGTAGTAGTTTTTCAAGTAGTGAGTGGGTAAACGGAGGTACGGCAAATTATACTTACACAGTCCAAAGTATTAACGATAATAGAGATATTGTAGCTTCCAAAGACTTTTCGTTAGACACTGATGCAACACAGTATTCTAATCAACAACCTGTACACGGAAGTATTATAGATACGGTAAATATTAATGATTTTACCCCTGATAGCGATAAAAATACAACTTATCCACAAGAAGCAGTAATTATATCAAGAACTTTTTCGGGATCTGTAGAGCAATATGTTACAGATAGTACAGACCATAAATATGTACAAACACATAAAACTGGAGTGCCTATAGTCATAGAAGCAGGTAAAAATAGTACTTCTGGTTTTCAATTCAATCTTGGCAACTGCACCTTTACTAATAGAAACAATGTTGCAGACGCCTTTACGCAGAACTTTGATTGGCTAATGAATGATAATCCCGCTGATTTAAGTGCTATTTTAAAAATTAACAATACGTAGGAGTTACAATGGAATTAAAAAAATTAATGATCGACACCAAAGCAGTTTGGGTTGATTTTGCAGGCTTGCCAGGTTTTAAGGTAGAAGTTGCAAACCTTTCAAAGAAAGAATTAACAAATCTTAGAAAAAAATGTACAACACAAAAATTTGATAGAAAAACGCGACAAGCGGTAGAAAGTTTGGATGAAGATAAATTTATTACTGAATTTACAAAAGCAGTAGTAAAAAACTGGAAAGGGTTAACACTAGGTCATTTGGAAACTTTATTATTAATAGATATGGACGGAAAAGATCCAGAAGATACTCTTGAATATAGTGAAGATAATGCTGAAACTTTGGTTAGTCAATCAACGGAATTTGATACCTGGCTCAATGAGGTAGTCTTTGATTTAGATAACTTTCGTACAGAGCGAAAGGGAAGAAGTAGTAAACCGGCTAGAAAAGTATCTAAAGAACAGTGATACTAATATGACGCGAGAGCGTTATTTCACAATGTGTGAGCAATTAGGTAAAGAACCTGTAGAAAGTGAAATACCCCCAGATTGGGAAGACTTTCCTCATATTGTTATACAAGCCTTTAATACTTTCAATATGTTAGGCGATAGAATTGTAAACGAAATAGGGTATGTTGGAAAAGATTATACAAACCTACCGATATATATGGATATATATGGTATAGAAGATAAAGAACTGTTTTTAGATATATTATTCTTTCTAGAGACAAGAGCTATTTCTAAATCTCATGAAGCTATGAAACGAGAAAGAGAAAAGCTAAAGAGAAAAACTAGTGGCAGATAAAAGTACAGTTCAGGTAACGTTTAAGGTAAACGCAGACGGTAGTCTACAACAAGTAGGTAAAGCGGCAGACAAAACCGCTAAATCTATGGACAAAGCTACAAGTAGTACGACTAACTATAATAGGGCGGCGCGTGGTGTTGCTAATCTTCAACAAAACCAAACAAAAGCATTCGCAGCAACGGCTAGAGGAACCTCTGGCCTTGTTGCGGCTTATGCAACTCTTATGGCTCACGTATTCGCTCTTACAGCTGCGTTTGGAGCCTTACAACGTGCTTCCGCATTAGTCCAGTTAGAGCAAGGTCTTGTTGCTGTAGGTAATGCAGCAGGTCAAAATCTTCCTTATGTTGCTAGAGAGATTCAAGCAATTACAGGTCATGCTGTAACCCTTCAAGAGGCTATGGAAGGCACAGCTCTTGCTATGTCTGCCGGTTTCGGTATTAACCAACTAAAAGAACTTACTAAAGTTGCTCGTGGAGCTTCTATCGCACTTGGTAGAAACATGGGTGACGCACTTACTCGTCTTGTAAAAGGTACTGCAAAACTAGAGCCAGAAATTCTTGATGAATTAGGTATTATGGTTCGCCTAGACAAAGCCTCTCAAGACTATGCAGCTAGTATGGGCAAGACAATAACACAATTAACTCGCTTTGAAAAACAACAAGCGTTTCTAAATGCTACCATTGATCAAGGCGCGAAAAAATTCTCTGTGGTTCTTGATAGTATTGATCCAGATCCTTATTCACAACTAAGTTCTGCATTCCAGGATCTTGTTAAGGATATGACCACCCTACTTAACAAAGGTCTAATACCTGTAATCAAATTTTTATCTTCTAGTAAGTTTGCAATGACAGGTGCAATTATACTATTCGCTTCATCTATTACAAAAATGCTACTACCCGCTCTCGGAGAGATGTCAGCGGCCAACCGTACGGCAGCTGCTGTTGCGACTCAGTCTGCAACTAATGCGGCTGGAAAAATGGAGAAGAAATATTTAGGTGCAGTTCGAAAAGTAAAAGGTGCATTTAAAACTGTACCTGCAAGTGTTAAAGCCGTAGAAGCGCAATTTGTTTCGGGAGGTCTTTCTGTACAACAATATAAAGTTCATTTAAACAATCTTAAAAAATCAGAAAAATTACGATCAGTTGCCTTAAAACGTTACAGCGGTGAACAACATATACAAAAGAAAAAAGAATTAAATGATATTCGACAGCTAATCGCCGAAACTCAAAAACTTCTTTTAGTAGAATCTCAAAGAGGTGGTGCAGGGGCTGGAGTTAAATCTGCTCGACAAGTTGGTCGTATGGCTAAAAGACAGTCTATTTACCAAGATAAAATTGGAGAATCTTCACTATTTGGAGGACTAGCAGTTGCGGGGCGTGGAGCAAAGGCACAATTTAAAGAAATAGGAAAAGGCGAAAAAGGTTTAAAAAAGCTAAAGGTAGCTTTTTCAGCCGCTTCAAAAAGTGCTGGACTATTTGGATCTGCTCTTTTAAGATTTGTACCTATTATTGGCTGGGCATTTACTGCCTTTTCATTGCTTAGTCCATTACTTGGAGGTATGTTCAAGAAGGGAGCCGTTGCAAAAGCAGCAGATGAAGTCGCTGATTCTTTCGATAGTTTTTATAGAATATCTGCACAACTAAATACAGAACTTGAAAAGACAGAAAGTATTATGGATCGTGAGAATAAAATGCTTGCGGTTAGGGTTGGTTTACTACAGCAAGTTTCTGCAGGCATATCAAAAATATTCGAAGCAGATGAGACAGCAAGAGAGGAAGAGCTTGAAAAAGCTTTAAAAAGAACAAATGCAGCACGAGCCCGTGCAGAGAGCGTCACTGGCGGCCATGCGGGCAGGAATGTAAAGAAAGCGGCAATAGAAGCAGAAAAAGAATATCAAGCAGCTTTAAAAGCTAGTACAAAAGTAGGGAGCGATGCGGCAAAAGCAACTATAGATCAAGCAATCGCTATGATTAAAGCCAGTGGAAATGCTAAGGTATTTACAAAAGAATTAAAAGAACTACAAGACTTGAGAGATAGCCAAAAAGGCGATGTAGATAAAAAAGGCTTTTTGGATCAGGTAGATGCAATTACAGAGCCTGCTCGAAAGCTAAAAGCTGAGCAAGAAGCAGCAACAGAAGCTACTATTAAACTAGAGCAATCTGTGAAAAGTTTTTCTGAAAAATCAAAAGGCCAGTTCGGAGAGTTATATGTAAATGCTAATACTCTACTTAACTCGTTGGTAAACATTGAAAAAGCAGTGACAGCAGGTACAGCTACAAAGGACTTTGTCCCCATAACTCCTGATCAAATTAAACAAGTAGAAAGACTAGGAAAAGCATTAAAAATAGCAGTTGATCCAAAAGATTATGTAGGTAGCTTGAAAAAAATAGGCGAGGCTATTGCTAAAAATAATGTTTTAGCTTCTACAAGTGAGAAAACGGCACAACGACTAACTCATCAAGCTAAGAGGCTAAATGGTTTTGCTAAAAATACGTCAGGAGTAATGGGACTGCAGCTAGTTATTGAGCAAGAGATTTTAAATACAAAAATAGAAGGGTTAAATGCAACCTTACAGAATATGCTTGCCGAAGAAGGTATAGATTCAGCTTCTGATAGAGTCTTAAAAACAAAAGCGGACATAAAGAAACTTGAGGATCAGATTTTATCAAACAAACAAATAGAAGAAAAAATTGCAGTGGCTCAAATCAACCATACTTTAAATATGTTAAAAATGCAAGAAAAGCTATTACGTTTATCTAAAGAAAGAAGAAGTACTGAAAGAGATATAGAAATGACGCAGTACAGAATTGCCGCAGCTAAAGCAGGGATAGAGGTTAGTGAATTTGCAAAAATAGGAATACTTCAAAAAAGATTGGCAGACGCCGAAGCGGCTCAATCTCAAACAGCAGCAAACAAGATTGCATCAGCCGAAGCCGAATCGAAATTAAAACTAGCAAAATTAAAAGAAGAAAGAAAAACGGCTTTAGATGCTTTAGATAAGACTCCAGCTCCAGCAGTTACACAAACTATGACTGTACGCCGTGACATAGTTGATCCGAAGCATGGAACAATAGATGAAGTCATAGCCGAGTCTGATAATAGTGAACAAATATCTTTTTATAAAAAACAAAGAACTTCAGCTGAGCGAATAAATCAGGAATTTAATCAAAAAGAAAAAGCAGAAAAAGCCTCTTTAGCAGAAGAAAAAATAAAAATAGAAACAGACTATGCTTTAAGAGTTTTAAGTATAAAAGCCGAGATGTTTGAGGCAGAAAGAAGATTAGAGAGACAGATGCTTGAAGAGAGAAAAGTAGGCATGAATGCGTTAGCCCAGTCTCAAATGGATACTGCTCAAAAGAACAAAGAAAACGAAGCTAAAAAGACAATGGATTTAGATGCCATTAAGAAGATGACGTTCGAAAGTGAAGAAGCAAGAACTAAAATGGAGGATTCGGTAAAAGGACAGTACTACAGAAATATGGCTGCAAATGCTAAAACAGCCTTTGCCGACATTGGTGCAGAGATGTCTAAATTTGGGGGCGCTGATGGTGTTTACGCGGGCGCTGTAATGACCGGTATCGGACAAGTAACCGAAGGGTTAACTATGTCTTTCCAAGCATTTACAGACTCTAGTTTAAGTGGTACTGAAAAACTAAATGCAGGATTAAGTGGTTTAAGTTCTATTACTAGTGCCTATTCTGCTATTACTCAGGCAGCTACTGATAAAGCAGTTGGCAACCTAGATAAGAAGATTCAAGCCGAGAAAAAATCAGATGGTAAATCAAAAGAAAGTCTTGCTAAGATTAAAGGTTTAGAGGCTGAAAAACTACAAGAACAGAAAAAAGGTTTTGAAAAGCAGAAAAAAGCGCAAAGAGCTCAGGCAATTATTTCGGCAGCACAAGGTGCAATATCTGCATACACCTCTTTGGCGGTAATTCCTATAGTTGGTCCCGCATTAGGTGCTGTTGCTGCTGCTGCTGCTTTAAAAATGGGTAAAGACCAGGTAGACACTATTAACGCTACCTCATTCGAAGGCGGAGGAGACCTGGGAAGTATAAGCAGTATTACAGTAGGGCAGAGGTCTAATAATGTAGATCTTGCACAGAATAGTAATCAAGCAGGAGAGCTTGAGTATCTAAGAGGCGGAAAAGGTGTTGGGGGTCCAACTAATTTCCAATCAGCCTTCTCAGGTTATAAACATAGAGCGGCTGGCGGCCCTACCGGATACGTTGTAGGAGAGCAAGGTCCCGAGCTATTCATCCCTCAAACTTCTGGAGAGATAATGTCTGCTGGAGAAACAAAAAATACTACAGCTCCTACAAATGTAACATTTAGTATAAACGCTATAGATGCTTCTGGAGTAGAAGAAATGCTAACAGAACAAAGAGGAAATATAATAAATATGATACGAGATGCCGCAAATGCTCGAGGAGAAACTTTCTTAGAAAGTGTTACGGAGAATTACTTATAATGGCTACTGCTCCTTTTACAAATATATTACCAGATCCTTCTAACCATATTAATATTACTGGACAGGCAGGAACTGGAACCGGTTTTAATTCTGGTCCGGGTTTTGCAAGCTTTAAACTTAATTCTCAGTTTAAAACTTCGTATAATACTACTAATTCTGGTAGAACTATTACATCTTCTTCAGGAGGGCACAAATGGTCTCTAGCAATAGAATACAATCCTTTAACTAGAGACGAGTTTGAACCTGTTTATAATTTTTTAGGCTCTAAACAAGGCAGGCTAGAACATTTTTTTGTACAAATGCCAGAAACCAATCTAAGATCTGTTCCTTTTAGAAACTTTATAGGAGCATCTAATGATACTTTTTATGTGTATACAAGCCCTGTAACTGCGCAACTTTTAGAGCTACATAGAGAATATAAAATAAAAGACAGCTCATCTCAGTGGCAGACTGTAGGAGCAGCTACCGGATCAACTTCAGTGGGAGATACTTTTATAGCTACAGGTCAATCAGCAGTCGGGACACATCTTGCAGCTCCCACATATGAAAAAGCGGGGCAGGATAATCTTACTATTGCCAACGAGCTTACTGGTTATAGTCTTACTACACACCAAACTCCAAGACCTGGAGACTTATTCACTATTAGTGATCCTTCTGATTCTAGCCATACAAAACTTTATAAAATTAATAAAGTAGAGACTAGTACAGATAATGCTAATGCTATTCAAAATCAGTATGATAAATCTGAACCGGCATCAACAACGGTCACTGGTACAGATACCGTATCGCCCTGTATAAGGATTCATTTCACCCCCGAACTTCAAAAAAATGTATACGCTGGAGCTGTAATAAAGTTCTCTAACCCTATGATAAGGGTTAGAATGACGCAAGACGTACAAGAGTACTCTTTAAACACAGAAAATCTATACTCTTTTTCTTTACAACTTGAGGAGGCTCAAAAATAATGTCAGAAAGAAATATATCATCAGATCTTAAAACTTTTTTAAAAGAAAATAAACCCTATACTATTGCTCATCTTATAAAATTTGAAAGACCAAACAATCTTTCAACGTTTTCCACTGAGAAACTTAGAAACGCCTCAGATTATGTCTATATGACCGATGCGGGAAGAGATATTACTTTTGACGATGGAAGCCTTTCCCATATTAATAATTTTACTTTTAAACAATTTGATAGTTATCCAGGTTCTTTGGCTTCAAATCCTTATACCTATACAGCCAACGGACCTCAAACCTATGTAGCAAAGAGAATACAGTCTGTAGGAGCTGTAAATGAAGGTATAGAAGCAAAGGCTTCAAGCATGTCTATAAAACTTGATGCTAATGCTTTAAGCCCTCAAATTTATATCCCTAGTTTTTTCTACAATTCGTCAGGTTATTTTGAAACTGATATTGATTTATCTGATAGAGGCTTTACAATAGGCGATAAGATAAGCGTTTCACAAAGAGGACAAGATAATGGTACATTTATAATAACCAGATTTACTGCAGGAGGACATTCTGATCATCCTAATCGTGTATATGTAGAGGTTGTTGATGTAGATAATACTCTGTCAAGTGGTACTACTCGATCCAATACCTTTATAACTTTAGTTTCGGAAGAACTAAATACTATTTTTAGAGGCAGTAAAGATGTAGTTACGTCTAATTATGTGAATAGAGAAGTAACCATTTATAGATTGTATATAGATCCGCAAACGAATGAAATTGTAGGCGGTATCCCCGGTTTTTATGATAATGTATATGATAGTAAAGGTAGCTGTCTTCTTTTTAAAGGTATAATTACAAATGCTTCTTTTAATGAAGCTCCGGGGTCAAGTTCTTCAATTTCATGGACTATTTCTAGTCATTGGGGTTTCTTTAATCAAGTAACTGGAAGGGTAACATCAGATTCGGAACACAGAGCCTTAACAGATACAGGAGTTTCGGATAGAGATGTTATCCTAAGACAGGCTTATGCAGAAGATTTGGGTTTTGAACATTCTGAAAGATCAATTAATCTTATTGCAACCTATAATAAAGAAATTACTAAACATCGTATCAAAAAAGAAAAAAATGCTATAGGTATTACCACTGACTACTCTATGGAGGAGTATACCGACTATGTACCTACTGATATCGACTTAAGTCTGAATCTATCGGCTAAGTCCTTACCTGTTATTTATGGAGTCAGAAAAGTAGATTCTATACCTGTATTTTTTGATAATCAAAAAAGTAAAACAGACCATCTTTATGCGGCTTTTGCGATTTGTGAAGGACCTATAGGTGGTTTGTATGATATAATACTAGACGGTAAAAGCACTATTTGTTCAGACGCTGCTGATTTTTCCGCAAGATCAGAACAAAACGAAAATAATACTGTGGATGTATTGTGCCAAGGTAGAGCAGATAAAGGGGATGTTTTAGTAGGTACAAATACTGATCAAGGTGCAGCAAAATATGTAGCCAATGTATATGATTACGATGGTCTTTCTAGTACTGATCTTGTCGGTTTGATAGGTTTTGAAAACACACCCTACTACGAGCAAATAACAGCCAGTTCCACCATCGGCTCTACAGGTTCCACAGGTATTCTACATGAAAAAGGATTTGCTTTTACCGATCCAATTAATTCTACATTTATTTTTCATTCGGGAAAACCTTTTCAAAGAGCTGACTATCTACTTATGTCTACTGCTGCTAAACAACTTTTTAAAATTCAAAATGACTTTTACAGTAAATTACCACATAAATACTATACAAGTAACCACAGACTTTTAGATACAGCTTACTGCTCTGCAGAGTTTATTGTTGGGAATGGAGAGATAAAACTGCCCAAACTTAATTTTGTAGTAAAAGGAAAAGCAATAAACTGCCATAACTATGATGGTAGCTTTAGAATGACGGACAATGCTTCTAATTTTAGTCCTGCCAATACTTTAAAATTTTATGTAGGTGAAATGGTAAGTCATGGAAGCTCAACTGCAAGAATTGTTGATAAGTTCTTTGTACAAAACGAAGAAGGCCAATTAGAAACTAGAATTATAACGGATCCTCCTCTAAACCCCGCTATAGGAGGTAGCAATGGCCTAAATGACACAAAATTTCAAATTACTACGAGCAGTGGAGGAAGTTTAGAGTATTATAATACTTCAGGAAAATCTGTAGTATGGGGGACACTAAATAAAAATGCAGCATTCTCGAATGATGTAACTAGTTGGGTCCCTCTGTCTGGTAGTGGCTCTTCTTTTGAAATACTGATTAATCCAGGTGATACAAACTGGAATAACACTCAATGGACTGCATCGGATATACTAACAATATTACAAAGAACAAACTCTAAGGGTGAATATATAGCTCGACTAGGTCTCGGACAACTACTTTATGGTTTACAGGACAGCAGCACCGCTTTGTTGCATCAATATAGTGATATAAATACTTATCATAATTTATACTATACAAATGTGGCGCAGGGAAGTAATTCTTCTTACCCAACAGGTATTAGTGTAACAGGTTTTGAAGGTGCTTCTCTTAATTCTGCAAATATAGATGCTTCTGTACTAAACACTACTTTCATTAAAAATGGTATTAGATTAAGTTTAACAAATGCTAATAGTACTGGCTTTAACCATACTAATATTAATGGCTCTATTTTTGTAGGGCAAAAAATAAAGCTATACGCATATTCTAACGCTGCTATGGATATAGTTGAGGCACCTTACGTACAGGAACGAACAATTATAGATGCAGTTAGGTTGAACGCCCAGACAAATGACTACTTTTTCTTTGTTGACCAAGCTTGGGATGTAGGTTATCTTCCTACACAGAATCCAACAGGTGATCCAGGTGCATTACAATTTAAAATAGAGATATGTACTCCAGAAGACTTAAGGGTTAGTATAAACCCTAGTATGCAACTTTTAGACTACTTGCAATCAAGCAAATACGGTAAAGGTCTAGAAGAGTCTGAATTAGATATAAATAGCTTTAAAGAGTCTGCTTTAAAATGCGATACTCGCTCTGATGTAACAGTAATAATAGATCCAACTACTTTTTCTTATACTGTTGTTCCAACTGTAGGCACACGCTGGGAGCTTGATACAGGAACCCAGTATTGGAGAGGTACTATTAGTAAAAGCATAGGTACTGTAATTACTAAAGGTTCAAATACTTATAATGCTTTTGCAGTTACTTTTACGGATTGTGTAGGAAAACTAGCAGTAAAGCATACAGGTATTCAAGTGCCTAAAGCGGGGCAGATAATATGGGATAACTCCGCAGGAGTAACTACTATAAAAATAGGTGCAGATAGTCTTGTAGAAACAGATGCAGAATTTAATGCGTTATCTGCACCTACAACAGCAAACTATACTTTGACAGGATTAGACCCTAATGGTACAGACCCTACTACTATGAGATTAGATATAGGGACAATGGGTGTAGCTTCTGATGGTAATCCTATTGTTAAGGATATTGTAAAAAAACAAGGCTATGCTTCCCAGAGTTCGCCAGGTTCCAACAATTCTTTTATCAGCAATACAGTTGTTGAAAAATCGGGCTATAGTTTATATGATTCAGATAATGTTAAATATTTTAAATATTGTGGGTGGGATGATAATAGTCAACGAAATGTTACTAGACACCAGTTAAACCAACTTGTGGACACCTCTGGTACTGTACTTTCTAATGTTAATAATATGCTTAGACAGTTTAATGGAATATTAAGCTATAGAAATGGAAAATATACTCTAGACGTAAAATCAAAAGCTGATACTACTATTGCATCAGGCTTAAAAGTATATAGTGAAGATATAGTTGGTAGTATAAAAATAACTGATAAAGGCTCGAAAAGAACTTTTAACAGTGTTGATGCAAGTATTATCGATCCTTCTCAAAACTTTGAAGCAAGAAGTGTTAATTTCTTTAACTCTGACTACTTAAAAGAAGATGCAGGCGTACCTAAAAAAGGCAGCTTTAGTACCCCTGATATAACTAACTACTATAATGCTAGAGTTAATATTAAGCAATTTTTGGATGAATCTAGATTTGGATTAGAGATCTCGTTTGATATGAGACCTTCTGGGTTTTTAATTACTGCTGGGGAAATTATTGAATTAACTAATGAAAAATTTGGGTGGTACTCTAAGCTTTGGAGAGTGCTTTCTATAACTATGAAACCTAATGGGTTGGTTTCTGTAAAAGCAAAAGAGCATAATGATAGCTCGTATTTTGTGTCTACAGAACAAGTTACTCCAGGAGCTTTGATTGAGCAATCTGTCGGCTCTGTAGTGGCAAATGTAGGCTCCCCTGCTTTTCCCTATAATCTATCAGCATCACAATTAGCAACAGGTGGTATAGAATTAAACTGGTTAAATACTCCCGATTTTAATCCAGCAACACATGACATCGAAGTTTATAGGGTACAAGGTATTGCTGCACAAAATGTTCGTAAAACCACTCTTACTGTTGACACTGCAGGAGCTACTAGAACCACGACCATACCTATTACTGCAGGGAGTCCTACAAATGAAAGCATAGGCATGACTGTAAGCGGTGTAGGTAAAACTATTACTGTCCCTTTGGCCGATTTACAAGCCGAAGATAAAGTTAAAATTTCAGTTTTGGGAACTAATACTGACTGGAATGTTATTGAAGGATATAGCACAGGTACTAACGAATATAGAATAGGCGATACTATAACTGTGCATTCTACAGGGGTTTCGGCATTGACAGGAACTGGACAAGTACAACTCTTAGATAGAGAAGTAAAAATTGTAGGTATAAGTGCTCCTGGTGCCACAAGAACCATAACTGTAGATTCAAAAGTTAGTGTACAGGCAGGATCAGAAATAACATGCCATGCCCCTTTAATTGCTACAGTTAATTCTGGTACTACGTATATAGACCCTATTGTAGGAAATAATCAGGGTCAGATAACAAGATACTATTGGATTAGGTACAAAGTAATTAAACCTGTTCAAAATGTGGCAGGAGCAGTAAACAAGCTAGTCTTCTCTGATTTCTTCCCCGCTTCGATGTCTGGTATATCTGGTGTAGGACAGCTTGTTGATATTGATCAAAGACGTTCAATGTCATTATCTTTTTCTAACCCAAGAGAGTTCACTTACAATGAGCAAGGAACTAATATTGCTACTGTTAATCAGGTTCAATATCCGACTACTTGTGTAGTTACAGTTACCCCTGAAAATGTTCAGGGGAGTGTCAGTGTCTCTTTTCAAATAATAGATAGTTCGGGTAATAATGTAGGAAGTCCTACTATTGATTCAGCCTCTCCTTATTCATTCACATATACTGCTCCTACAGGGGCTACTGCGGCGGACGGGTTTGATAAATTACCTCAAAGTTTAAAGATTATTGTAAGTGATGTAGTTCCAAACGGGACAACTTATACTGCAGAACAAACTATAGATTTTACAGCAAATAGATTGGTTGTCGGAGGTATTCCGGGAGTTGATGCAATAGATATAGACATGACTAACCCTTTACATACTTTTCCTATTGCTTTAGATGGAACAGTGGATGTTAGCGGTAGCGGTACTAATATTCAAGTACTTGAGGGAGGTACTGCTCTTACTCTTGTAAACGGGCCCACTGTTGGAAACGGACAATACACCTTAGCTGTTAGCTCCTCAGTAGTGGGTGTAGGTACTATAACCGGAACAAATAGTACAACAGCCCTATATAGTGGAAGCACGACACTTTCTGGAACGGTTCAGGACGGAAAGGTAGTATTTACTGCTTCAGGCAATAGACTAGACGGAACTCCTTTTTCAAGAGTTTTCAACCAAACAGTAAATAGGATAGATACAAATCAGACTGTAGAGGTTAGCGTAGATGATCAAGTTATAGACTATGATTCAAACGGAGCAAATGCTAACCCCTCGACTGTTACTGTTAGTGTAAAAACATATGGTATTGCTGCAGCTTATATAGACGTAATAGTTCTAGACTCTAACGCTACCGGTGTTAATACTTATAATATTTTAACAAATAAACTAGTCACTACCAGCAGTTCTGGATTTACCACCAATGGAACTGGTGATGGTGGAACTATCGATATAAATTTAGCAAATATCAATAATACTAATAGTGTCGTTAATTTGTCTGATATGCCTTTAAAAATTGAAGTTCGAGCGTATGCTGGCAGTAATGCAAACGGTACTGAACCTGTTGTTTCAGCTGATAGAACAACAGTATTTGGTATTAGAAATGGTGTAAGTAGTTCTTTAGTATTTGCATATAAAAGAAGTGCTGCCACTCCAAACGATAATCCTGGACAAGTTACTGTAAATTTAGGCACTGGTCAAATAACAACAGGTAGCCTAGCTAACTCCTGGGAAAAAGAGCCTCCCACAGGAGAAGGAAACCCTATTTACTATTGTGCAGCAACGGCAGCAGGTGTGGGAGCTACCGATACTGTTGCAGCAAATGAGTGGTCTACTCCAGTATTATTAGCTGCTTCCTCTAAAACAAATGTTGTAACTTCAAACTCTCTAGTATTTGCTAGAGCTAAAGACAACAGTCTTAGCCCTTCAGCAGTTACCATAACTGCCCAGACTCAAAATACTACCCAAGACGGGTCTTGGTCTACTAGTGCAGGGACTCTTACAAATATAGTAAATACACATACAGGCCCGTCTTGTACTGTCGCAAAAGCTAATTTTGTAGATGGAATGGTGGTAACTTATACTTTACATTCGGATGACGGAAGTATAGCAGATAGTGTTACTTTAAAAGAGATAGAAGATGGTAGTGGAGCTCTCGTAGTTTCATTACCTAATAATAATCACAACCTTCCTTCTAACTCGGGAGTTGTTACTAACTATACAGGCTCAGGCACAAATCTCAGAGTTTATCAAGGATCAACAGAGCTAACATTTACATCAGGCACTCCGACAAATGGCCAATATAATGTATCTGTAGGGAATACTGCAAATATCACAGAAGGCACCGCACAGGCTGATCCGGGAGGTGGCATATTTGCTAATATAACCGATCACTCCGCAGCTTCAAATAACCAGGATAGTTTTATTATAACTTATACGGTTACAGGTAAAGACTTTTTAGGTAATTCTTTTACTACTACTGCGGATCAAAGTTTAACAAAAACTGCTGGAGGTTCTCAAACAGCAACAGCTTTTATATATCAAAGAAGTAGTACTAATAGTGCACCATCGTTACCTACAGGAACTACTACATTTAATTTTTCTACAGGCGGCATGACTTTTAATGGTAATAATAATGGGTGGGATGATGATATACCAAGCACATCAGGAAGGTATTTATGGATTGCAAGAGCAACTGCAAATGCTCCTGGTACTCAAGTATCTGTAAATATACCTGCAAATGCCTGGGGAAATGTAGAGTTACTAGCTCATGATCCCGAAGATTTTATTAATATTGCTCTAGATAACTCCTTTGCAGAAATTAGTCTGGATTCAGATAATAATAGAGTTTTTGATGATACTGGTACCATATTATCTGTTGTGGAAGGTTCTAACTCTTTAACTGCCGTATCAGGTACTCCGACAAATGGCCAGTATAACGTAACAGGTACTACTTTTAGCGGGGGAGCCACCGAAGCGAGTGGTGCTACAATTTCTGGAGGCAATTATGTTGCCGCTGTATTAAATGGTATAACTGATGATGTTGGTACTAGAGTCTTTTCTATTTCTGGTAAAAGAAATAATGGTGATGCATTTACAGCAAGTGCTACCCAAAAATTTAGAGTCACAGGTCTTGTAGGACGTTTTACATTTACTCCTGGATCTTTAGGATTTTTCATAAAATTCCCTGCGGAGGGGGATAGAGCAGAGGCAACTTCCCAAACTCTTACTACTAGGCTCAGTAACTTTAACTTAGGTGATAATGCTACTTATCAGATACGAAGATCTATTATTGGTGGGCCTTTGAATGGTGTTCTTGGCAACCATACAGTAACTTCGGGAACATCTTCTAATGGTCAGAGTTATATTTTTCCTACTGCGTACGACGTATACCCTTTAGTTATACAATCGAAGTTAGTTAGAACAGACGGCGTTACAAGTGCTGAAACCACAATTGGTGTGGACCAAATAGTATTTCATGCAACCAGAGACGGAGAAAAAGGATTATCTCCTCCGGTTATTGCTTTATCTAATGAGACACATACCATCAGAAGGGACGAAAACTTTGATGCAGATCTTACAAACTCAGGAACAGATATTCAAGTACAGGAGGGCGGCTTCGCATTAGATTATGTAGCTTCTAATCCTACAGCGGGTCAGTTCACTGTAACAGCTGTAGGTACTGGAGGAATTGTTCCGGGTTCAATTCAAGCAGCAGCTAATAATGGGATGCTAGGACTTGCTAGCGGTAATTTGTTGCCGAATAGGATGCCCGAAGCTTTTGACCTACAAGACTTTGATAATGATGGATCTATTGATTCTTGGAAGTATAGCTCAGCCATAAGTAATAATAGTAATAGTGTTATTGCCAATTCTGTTACTGCTCCTTTCTTTGTGCAGGGTGGTTCTGGAGGTGATACATTGCAAGCTCCTTCAGGAACTTCTTATGGGCAATATGCAATATTTGCGGAAAATTATCATAGTTTTACACTTTCCGCCACAACCCAGCATATTTTCTCAGTATATGCCAAACAAGGGAGTGCTAGACATGTATATCTAAAGATAACCGGTGGACAATTCCAAAGCGCTAAAACATTTAAGGCTGTATTTGATCTAAATGGTACTAATGGTGCCATTCTATCACAAACTGAAGATGGATCAAATGTTACCAACCAAGCAACTATTACAGGTCTTGATGTTCATAATAATAACGCCGCTCTTCCTAATGGCTGGAAAAGAGTGAGTATGGCATTTACTATGCCTTCCTCGGCTGTTAACGATACAGGTGCCGGGGCTATAAAAGTAATGGTAGGTCTTACTGATGCTAATGGTACAGAAGTATTTGCCGCCAACGGTGTTGCTACAAATAATATAAATGCTTATTTCTGGGGAGCTAGAGTAGAAAATAAAACAAGTAGTGCAGCTCCAGACAACTATGCTTCTCCAGTTAACTCTATTGCCAGAGTTTCTGATCATACAGAGGATAATAATGGATTTACCTCTAATACGCCTTTAGTAACATATGATGTTCAGGCTGTAGGTGTGGGAGGCGGTTATCTAGGTAATAATATTAAAGAACAAACTTTTTCTATTGTTAATCCTGCAACAACAATATCTATTGCTCCAAGTAGATCGGCTGTTGATTTTGCATTCGATGGAACATTTACCCCAGCCACTATTACAATAGTCCCTACAGTCAAAGGAGTTAATACTACTGATGTACACTATAGATGGCAAGAAAACGGAGGTTCTGTATCATATACTGCGGCGGGATCGCCTAATAAGACTATTACGGGATACTCTGCCTCCACTGATTTCCCTAAAACTATTACTTGTGCGGTTTACTCAGGCACCACAAATGGAGCAGGTACTTTTCTAGCATCAGATACAACTGTTATTATTGCAGCTACGGAAGGTAAAACTGCAACTATTTCAGCTAGTATGGCTAATCATATTTTAGATGCGAACGATTTAGGAGTTGTTTCTAACAATGATTTTTTAAATACTTTTAAAGTAGTCGTGGATGGAACAGAACTAACCTATAATGTAAATGGAGGTTCGGGTAAGTTTAGTCTTGGTACGATTACAACGGTTAATACTAATTATGGTTCGTTGGTACCCAATGCGGCAGGACAACTATCCCTAAATGCAAACTCAACCCTTCTTAGTAATGTTAATCACTTGCAACAATTTTGGACTGTACCTATCTTAGACGGGTCAGGAGCTACTTTAGGTATATATGTTATTAGCATAACAAAAAGATTAGGTACTAGAGCTGCTCAAATGCTAGAAGTTAATCAGAGCGCAAGTCTTACAGCCGTAGAGTGTGCAGAGTGGAGAACAAGCAGCAGTCTTACTCAGGGAGTAGCATCAGAAATTGCTTTATTAGCTGTAAGTGCAGCCTCAGACAATAAAGTACGTCCAGGAGACCAGATTAAGGTTAACTCTACCTCAGCAGGTAGTGGAATAAGAATCTATCAAAATTCAACTATAATAGATAGTAATACGGTAGGTAGTACGATTGCCGCCAACTCTTTTAGTAGTCCGGTCGTTGAAGAAATAGATGGTAGCCTTCTTGTAGATGGTACTGTGTCTGCAGATGTTCTTACAACAGATACTATCTTTTCAAATAGTATAAACTTGAATGAAAAACTTCAGATAGGCCACCCGAATGGCTTAGGCTCCACTAACGCAATATGTCAAATAAATACGGTAGGAAAAACCAACTTTGCGCAGAATGCAAATGGATTTTTCTTAGGTAAAAAGTCGGGTGGAACAGGGTTTGCTTTTGATGTGGGAGATAATACTAATTATCTACGATTTGATGCTGATAATGGTACTTTTGAAATTTCTCAAACTACAGGTGATTTTGTACTGAGGTCTGGACCAACAAGTGGAGCGTCTTTAGAGATTAATAATGATAAAATAGTTATTAGAGACTCCAGTGGTACAATAAGAGTTCAGTTAGGTAACTTATCATAAAAAAGGGGGCTTATGCCCCCTCCTCTTTTTCTTCTTCTCCAAGTTCTACTTCTAGAAGCTCGTTAAAGGCTTTATTAGATAACTCTAGCCTATCTATTTTGCATCTTTCTTTGTATAACTCATCTTGAATATAGTTAATTTGAGTTATAAAATATTTTGCTCTTTCAGAAACTGTTTCTGTATCATATGCCTTATCTTTGAATGTAAACTCTGTCATTTAAATATGTCCTGCCAATTGCCTGTTGTGCTAGCTTTTGCATATTCTGTAGCACGATTTTCAAAAAAGTTAGTATGCTCAACTCCGTTGAGAATGTAGTCTAACCATGTTAAGGGGTTTTTATCACTACCAAAGATTTTCTTTAGCCCTAGACCAAGTAGTCTTCGATCAGCAATATAGCGAATGTACTCTTTTACTTCTTTTGGATCTAGTCCTGGTACATCCGCATCTTCAAAACAAAGATCAATAAATGCGTCCTCTAGCTCAACAGATCGCTCTGCCGCACAATAGATTTCATATTTAAGATCATCGTTCCATAACTCTGGATTTTCCTTGATAAATGTACGGAAAAGTTGAGACATTCCTTCTACGTGCAAGGTTTCATCTCGTATAGACCACGTAACAATCTGCCCCATACCTTTCATCAAGTTGTGTCGAGAGAAGTTCAACAAGATAGCAAAACTACTGAATAATTGTACTCCCTCTGTAAATCCAGAATAAATAGCCATTGTCTTAGCTATATCCATTTTAGTATCCATGCCAAAGTTGCTTAGATACTCATGTTTATCAAGCATTTCTTTATGTTCAAAAAACTTTTGGTACTCTGTATCGTCATACCCAAGTGTTTCTAGTAGCAAAGAATATGCTTCTTGATGCACTGCTTCCATTGCCGCAAAAGCAGATAGCATCATTCTTACTTCAGGCTGTTTAAATGTCGGCAAGTAGTGTTTTGCATAACCACAGCAAACATCAACATCAGCCTGGGTAAAGAAACGGAAGATTTGCGATAATAATTTTTTGTTTGGTTCGCTTAGATTCTCCCGAAAATCTTTCAAGTCATCAGCAAGATTGACTTCGTCCGGAAGCCAATGCATATGCTGCTGAGTTTTATAGTGTTCAAAAGCCCACGGATAGTTAAAGGGTTTATAATACTCTCTTTCCTCTAGTAAATTACTCATGATAACCACTCCATTATGTCAGCCTTACTTTTTCCGCCTACAAGGCGACCCTGCTCAACACCTTCACTAGTAAGTAATACTAGTGTAGGTACTCCGCGTATTCCAAATTCACCTGCTAAATCAGGTTGCTTGTCTATATCTATATTTTCTACTGGATATGGTAGTACCATCTCGTCAAGAGTTTTTTGTAACATCTTGCAAGGCGCACACCACTCAGCACTAAACTTTAATATTTTCATTTTACCCCTCACACGCTAAACACGCGCCTTCGTCAATACTGTCGAATATATACTTACGCAGAGCTTCATCAGAAACTGTTTCTGCACGTTTGATTGCCTCACTTCTCAAATAATACAGAGTTTTTACTCCCTGTTTCCAAGCCATCATGTGTATAGCATGAAGCTCTTGTTTTGATACGTTTGCAGGAAAGAATACGTTGAGAGACTGGCTCTGGCATATTTCTTTCTGTCTATCTGCGGCGAATTCAATTACCCACTTTTGGTCTATCTCTACTGCGGTTTTGAATACGTCTTTTGTGTAGTCATCTAAAAATTCGAGATGTTGAACAGACCCGCTATTAGTGATAATACTTTTCCAAACGTCGTCCGTATCCATCCCAATGTCCCGCAAACAGTCTTCCAGATACTCGTTTTTAAGTAAACTAGAACCGCTTTTAGTTTTTTGAGTAAATGCATTAGCCCTGTAAGGCTCGATGCTAGGGCTAGTATTACCGCAAATAATAGAGCTACTAGCATTAGGAGCAACAGCCAAAAGATGGGCATTACGTACTCCGAAACCTTGTCCATCAGGACATTCGCCCCTTTCTGCTGCGAGTTGTTTTGTCGCACGAACTGCCTCCGATTTAATTCTGTTAAACATTCTGTTGTTTGCGCCTTTTGCAAGTACGCTCTCAAAAGGAATGTGTTGTCTTTGAAGGTAAGCGTGGAAACCCATTGCACCCAAGCCAATACTTCTTTCTCTTTGTGCGCTGAGTTTTGCTCTGTGCAACTCGTCAGGCGCGTTTTCAATAAAGAATGTAAGAACATTGTCTAACATTCTTACTAGATCAGGGATAAACATATCATCATTTCTCCACTCATCAAACTCTTCCAGATTTACACTTGATAGACAGCACACCGCTGTGCGAGCCTCTGTAGTCGGAAGTGTAATTTCAGAGCAAAGATTTGAGTGATGTACTTTCAACCCTAATGCTCTCTGAAAATCTGGCATCGCCTCGTCTACTGTATCCCCAAACATAATGTAAGGCTCTCCAGTCTCTACACGATTCTGGATAAGTTTTACCCAAAGTGTTTTGGCTGATACTGTTTTTGTTACTTTACCACTATGCGGGTCAATTAAGTCCCAAGAGTCATCAAACCCTTCTTCTCTTGTCGCACCCTCAATCAACTCCATAAATGCGTCAGAAACAACGACGCCATGATGAAGATTTGTAGACTTTCTGTTAATATCGCCGCCTGTAGGCTTACGAATGTCCAAAAACTCTTCAATCTCTGGGTGAGACATTTCCAAATATGCTGCATAACTACCTCGTCTTGTTACTCCTTGCGAGAACGCCAACATTTCAGCGTCCACTACCTTTAGAAAGGGTATTACCCCAGTGCTCTCACTCCCTGCACTAGTCCTAGAACCCACGGAACGGACATCGTTCCAACACCCACCGACACCACCGCCAACAGAAGATAAGAAGGCATTTTCTGTGTAATGGTCAGTGATTCCTCCGCGTGAGTCCTCCACATAATTAAGAAAACAACTAATAGGCATACCACGTTTAGTACCACCATTAGAAAGTATGGGAGTAGAGAACATAAACCATAATTTACTGGCATAATCGTATAACCTCTGTGCATGTTCTTCGTCATCTGCAAAAGCTCTAGCAGCTCGTGCAAATGCGTCTTGAGGGGATGTTTCACCCTCTACTAAATATCTATCTTCTAGAGTTTTAATACTGAACTCTGAGAGATAATTGTCTCTTTTATAATTAAGCTGCACTACTCATTCTCCCTTCAATCTCGGACACATTGTCCTCTCCTATTGCATCATCGCAATATGTTACTAAATCCATCAACTCATAGTTTTGCAATAATGTTTCGCCATTCTGATTTAACTCTTGTATGTACTTGTATTTCCCATCAAGAGGTATATTATCATAGATAGTCATCGCATCACCATACTCACTAATAAGTTGCTCAGCTCGTTTCGGCCCAATACCACTGATTCCAGGTACGTTATCCCCTTTATCGCCAGTCAGGCACTTGAAAGAAATATATTCTTCTGGAGAGACGTTATAATGCTCGTTCCAGTTATCTATAGTTACTTCTTTCCTTGTTACATATGAGAAGCGATTTACACTTTCTTGTATTAGTAAATCCCAGTCTCGGTCACTTGATATCAGCCAAATTTCTTCTAGTCCATAATCTACTTTACGTTTTACAAGGTGGGCAGCAAGATCATCTGCCTCTACACCTTTGAAACGAAGAACTTGATAATCTTCAGCCAATAACTCTAGTGTTTCTTCATACTCTTCAAAGAAGTCAATAAATGCTTGCTTCTCTGCTTCAGTTTGTGTTGCATATTTATCTTTTCGATTCTGTTTGTACTCAGGTAAAATCTCTTTTCTATAACTAGAAGATCCCCAGTCTGCCGTAATAATTATATTACCACAGTTGTAAGAGTTTGCTAATGATTTTACTACTGCTACATAATCGTGTCGAAAATCTGTTCTGCCTTGATGTTTCCAACGGAATGCTAGGTTGAGTGCATCTACTATGAGTGCTGTACCTTCATTTCCGCCCATTCTTTCTTCAAAATCAAAAGCCACCTATCCACTCCACTTCTTCTCGTAAAAAATCTTCGGCTAGTAGTATATAACAGTCTAGAAACGCTATCCACATATAATCTTCTGTGGTTTCTGGCATTTCTTGTGTAGCTACAAATACCTTAGATCTATCATATTTAAAAAATAACAAAGGCTTCTGGTCTCCGCCTTCTGCTTGTATTACAATCTTTTTCCACCAACGTATAAGATTATTCGTCTTTTTAGCTGTAAATATCTTATCATTGAGTGGTGAATCTTTATAGTTTTTTACTTCTATGCAAAAATGGTTTCTCTGATTGGGGACATACAAGTCCCCTTTCAGATACTCCAATGCACCAGAAGCAGGTACTCTTTCAAACTTTAACCCTGTGGCTTCTCGAAGCATATCTCTTACAAGATACTCGCCACGTGCTCCTTTTGCTCTTGAATCTACCACTATACGTATCCTTTTATTTTATATATACCTACTACATCATATGTTCTACTGTCTATTATATTCTCAAATGACTCCGCAACTTCTTTGTGCGACCAATCGGGTTTTATATGTACTTCATAAGGGTTATCATTTATAGGCCCTTGTTCATATTGCACAATAGGTATACTTATAATAATAATGCTACAACACTTCTGTAGTTTTGAAACTAGGTCTTGAGCCTGCTGTTTTGTCATATGCTCTAGTACATCTCCGCAAAATGCTACATCGTATCTATTAGACCCTAGATCTATATATCTTGCGTCTTTTACCAATACAGTATCGTATCGTCTATGTAAATCATATGCTTTTACATAAGGCTCCCATATCTCAACCCCTGTCCACTCACAATTTTGTAAGTTTTCCAAGTCTCTCATATACCGCGAGTATGTACCCTTACCTACTCCAACATCCAAAATCTTATTGTGAGAGGGAAATAATTTCGATATCCACTCTACAATCTTTCTTTTACCCTGCCCACTACTTCCGGGCATTATTCTAACCTACTTATATTTTCTGACTTTACTACTTCTATCTTTTCCAGCAAGGGATGAGACCATCCATGCGACACCAAATAGGTATTCAAGTCTTCACGAAGTAGAACTTCTACTAGTCTTTCTTTTCCTGCGTCATCTAGTACGCTGATTACTTCATCTAAGAACAATATATTGATTTTGGACTTCGATATACTACTCATTAGCTTACGAATTGCTAGTAGAGTTGCAGTGTTCACGCGGGCTAATTCACCCGATGAAAGAGCAAGAATGTCAATAACATTGCCTGCATCAGTAATTTGCACGTTTAATTTGTCGTTCGATACGATAAACTCTAGTGTAAATCTACCATCAGAGAGTTCAGCCAAATAAACATCAGCCATTTCTTCGAGCTCTCCGACAAGGTTTTCTATCTTGTAAGCTAGTAATCCGTTTGTACTAAAAGACTTCTTCAGTATATCAAGATTTGACTCTAGCTTACGATTTTTCTCTAATTTTTCCGAATATTCTTCAAGTTGTGCAAGAAACTCATCAGTCTGTTCTTGTATAACTTGTATTCGGGTATTTCGACGAGTTATTCGCTCGTTTTCTGCTCCGATTCTTGAAAGCTCTTCTTTTGACTCTCGTAAGCGCCTCTGCACGTCTGACAGCCTACTTTCAAGCTCTTGCTGATCCAGCAAATCCGTCTGTAGGCTTCGATCGATGCTTCGGTACAAATCTTCCCAATCTTTCTTGCTCTGCTGATTCCGTTCATAGTCAGCATTTTCAGATTTGATGTCGATAATTTGTCGTTGAAGATCTTTAACTCTTCCTGTAGCTTTTTCATATTTAGCCTCTTCCGCTTCTTTCATAGCTTTTTCAGCAGAGCTGTCAAGCGGCCCACCGCAGGTTGGACAAGTGTCCCGAATATCCCCTAATTGCTTGATAATTCGTTGAGCACCCGTAGCGGCTGCTTTCTCAGATCCTAGTTCTGACTGTAAATCATCGTAAGATCTATACTGTGCTGTCGAGTTGTTCACATCATTGATATTGATGGACTCGAGTTGCTGTTTATAAAAATTATTAGTTTGAATTTTTTTATTTTTTTCCGAAATATTTTCAATTTCTATCGTAAGTGAACGCAAAGTCTTTTCATCTTTAGATGTATCAATTTCTAAATCTAACAAAGGTAGTATGGATGTATCACTCAATTTATTATCTTCTAACCATTTTTCAACGGTTGCAAGTTTCCCTGCTATTGTATTTGAAGTAGAAGTTACCTCTTTTGAAGCACTTTTAAATAGTTCAAATAATTCAACATACTTTTCTAGGTGTAGCAAGTCAATAAGAAACTTCTTACGGTTCGCATCTGTAGCAGTCAAAAACTGTAAGCTCGCATTTGTATTCTGATATACTAGCTGAGAGAAAGTTTTAAAATCTACACCTATAACTTCTTGTAGAGTCTTGTAGGTATTTGTAGCCGTATGACTAGAAATATCTTCATTATTACACTCTAGTTTTACTTTGATACTGTTTTTACGATTAATTGTTATCTCGTACCTATCTGTATCTTTTGTGAAGGACAAATAGATATTATAACCATTATTAACATAACGGTTGGGAATGTCTGCTTTTTTGATCCCTTTTGAGTTTTTGTTGAACAACGCCTCTTCTATAATTAAGGGTATAGACGACTTGCCCATACCATTTGTTCCCAGAATTTGGGTTACTGTGTTGTCATCTAAATGTAACTCGTTACCAGAGCCATAACTAAAGCAGTTATCCCATCTCAACGTTTGTAGTGTAATCATTGTATGTGCCTATTATGTCTGGTATTTTTTCAGGATTGATTTCAAGTATATAAGCCAGATACTCTGATAACTCTTCCTGTATAGACATTTCTTTGTCCATAATGAGTGTAGCTTCTGACTTTCTTTTTACTACTTTTTTATCCAACAGCTCTGAGTTCTTTACTGTTGCAAGGTCTTGTATATCCCCTTCTATCTCATAGATAGTATGGTCGTAGTCTGTAGGTATCATATCATCTTCTGTTGCTACTGTTTTACGCAATAGCTGAGGAAGGCGAAACTCTTCCCACATCCAATCCCAGTTATTTTCATTAATCAATAGATACCCGGTTTTTACCTTTGTTCTATGAAATGAAGTAGTCATGGGACTACCTGGATATACAATATTTCTTTGTGTATTGCTATGACTGTGTAAGTCTCCTGCAAATACTACAGGGAAATCTTCTAGTAAGTCTAAGTCGATTTCTGGTTTAACGTGAGGTGGTATCTCTCCTCTGACATGAGTGAACAAGGGCATACTCTTATCAAAATGATCTATAGCACCTTTTCTGTGTAAGTCAGCGTAAGGCAATATGCCATAACCTAAATCTTGGTCTATGTATGATATATCTACTACATTTATTAGAGGGTTGATGTCCCGCGAGACTTGCTTTAGTTGGCTAAAGAAAGTCTTGTTCTTTTTAGTAGCTTCGTGATTTCCATCATAGATAATTGTTGGAATCTTTACTCCACGAATAAACTTGAAGTAAAGTTCCAACTCTTCCATATTCGGGAGACGATCAAAGAGATCGCCCCCGATTATGTGCATATTACACTCTTTCTCTAACTCATAGATCTGGTCAAAGAACATTTGATAACGGTTTGTAGCCCACTTGACTGGGACATTTTTCTGACCCAGTTTTATGTGCCAGTCTGCCGTAAAGAGAATCATCCTACATTAAACTCTTCTTCAAGTAACTCGTCATCTGCTTCGTTAGCTGCACCACGAACACGATCAAGAAGCTCTTTCTGCGCGTCAGGCGTAGGACGAGGCATTACATCATCCATAGACTTTAGTTCACCTACTAGTGCTAACTCGTCGTCAGTAAGAGCGCGAGGCTTGCACTTCAGTGCTTGTAATTGATACTCAACATTGTAAGGAAGTGGGCCAGTTTTGACGCGCTTGAAACAGATGTCCCAACCAGTCTCAGGGTTAGTTGGATCACCCAAATCTTCAGCAGCAGTAATGATTTGCTCCCATAGTTTTTTCTTTAGGTTTACAACTTTAACTTGACCATTATCGATGCACTGAGTAGCGTAGCTCCAGCCACACTTCAGATCAGGATAATACTCTCGTACCCAGTCTTTCTCTACGTTGTTGAATCTTTCAGAGTTTCTATCGAAAGATAGACACTCCATTGGAATGTTTTTATCATTCTCACCTTTAATCCAGTAAACATAGCGAGCAAGAATGTCGCCAACGATACGCATTTTGTTATCGCCGTCTTGATACTGAAAGGTGTCGATTGATGATTTTTGGGCAGAGCCCTTTTGTTGGTTAAATGCAATAGCCATTAGTGTATAGTCTCCAAAGTGACTTCTTCGTATATAAAAGTGATAGTATCATCTTCTATAACGAGTAGCCTGTTATCGTTAATATCTTCTAAAGGCACTGGACAATGCAGTGCGTCTAGTGTAGTTTTTTGATTTGCATAGTATTCCGACAAACTCCTAAGAGAAGCAAGTGCGTAATACATACATATTTCTTTTTGTTCATACTTATAAGAATTGTACAGCAAAAACTCTGGGTGTACCAGAAAAGAGTTACCAGAAAAGTTTTTACTAGAAAATTTATAGATAGGGTCGTACTTGTTTTTAGGGATTTTACCCTTGATAAGCATTTCCATAATCAGATTACAATTATAGATGCTACCAGCCGCCGTATCGAAAACCTTCTTCCAATCAAATAAGAGCATATATTATACCGAAGTTTAAGTAAGTTGTCAAGAAATATTTTTTTAAAGGTATTTCATGTTCCAGCCTTGTTTCATATAAAATCCTACCCTATTGGAAGCCTGCTTGCGAGCAGTATTGCCTTTGAGGTGAATATCAATGATGACTGGATCAATTTTACCTTCTTTTTTACGAATAACCCTACCCACAAGCTGTGTTAGCAAAGGCTCGTTATTCACTGGTGTGCCTAGAATGAGGCAACTAAGGTTATCTACTGATATACCTTCTGAGAAAATTGCTTGCGTTCCATACAAAACCTGTGCATCCCCGTACAGAATCTCATCTACAAGTTTTTCTCGATCTTCATGCCCCACTTCACCAGTTACACAAATTGCTTTGTCTCCAGTGAGTTCGGCACATCTTTTCAAAAAGCTAACACGATCACTTACTACTAGCACTTTATGCCCTCTTGCGGCGTAGGCCGCGGCAAGCATACTGATTGTATGTTGATACTCTTCATCAGTTGCTAGTTTAGTTACTCTGTTAGCCCAGGGTATTCTTGCTCCATCCATGAAACGAATCTCTGATGGAACAATATGTACTGTAGGGGTCATATAGTTTTCTTTGGGTGGCTTAAAAAGAGTATTACCAAAGTAATCTCTGAACACAACGTGCTTTCCATCCTTCCTTTCTATAGTCCCCGATAGACCTATCTTATATCTACAGTAATTTGTATCTAAGATTTTGCTAAAGGTCGGACTACTAACGTGATGCATTTCATCAAGTATGATAGTGCCGAACTCTTTACGAATCTTGTCTACGTTTCGGTACAAAGTCTGAGTATTCCCAATGACGATAGGGGCGTCAAGTTCAAATCTTCCACTACCTATGATGCCAGGTTCAAAACCATAGACTTTCTTTACCTCTTTTGCCCACTGATTACGCAGAGGGACTGTATGAGTAACAACAAGAGTTTTCTGACCTAACTTTCCTGCGATTGCAAGACCTGTAAAAGTCTTACCCCAGCTGACCCATGCGTTGATTATACTATTGTCTTTGATCTCATCGTAAACCGCTTTTTGACTTGGTCGAAGATCAAACTTAAACTCAGGAAATTCTACTGGCTTCTCAATACGCTTATCGACTATTTCGTAGTGATCTGGTATCAAATCCGTACGTCCGATAGGTAATGACACTAACCCATTACGAATAATGCCCATGTTTTTGATGACTTGGGGCGGATCATGTGGGTTGTGCGAAGGAATCGTATATGTAAGCTCTTTATCGATGTGCTCTTGCAATCGATCATCGCATTCCATATAGATTCTGTGGCTTATGACTGCCTTCATAGTTCAAGTTCGTTCTTAGCAATAATATAAGTTTTGACAAACTCGGATCGCACAATGTCTTCGACCTCATATTCAATAAAATCGAAAAGACCCATACGCTTCAATACCTGAAAGAAATCTCTTATTCCGTTGCCTTTCAAGTCTGCTTGTCGGAAGTCTCCACAGAAAATAACTCTAGTGTTCTCACCCATACGAGTGATAATAGAGTCAAGCTCATGAAAAGACATATTTTGACACTCATCAATTAAGATTACAGCGTCTCGTAGAGTGATACCTCGAATGAATGAAGTAGTCATAAACTCTACTAGATTTTTCTGTTTAAGAATTTCGTAAGCATCACCACGACCAAATAAATCGTTGGCAATATCTTTGTAAGGCTCTTCATAAACAGAGGCTTTTTCTTTCTCAGTTCCTGGCAGAAATCCAATGTCTCGCGTAGGAACTGCACTTCGTATAATTACTAGCTTTTGATACTCTCCCTTTGTCATATCATCAAACGCTAGGTATGAGGATATAAAAGTCTTGCCTGTACCTGCGAGTCCGTGCAGCACGAGGTTTTTAGTTGATTCAAATGCTTTGAGTTGGTTGCGTGTTAAAGGTTCGATCTCTCTCAGGTCAAAATTTACACCTGCAAGAGTCTTTCTGCGTTTAGCCATATTATACTTTTCGCCTTGTGTCTTTGAGTTGCTCATCTGCATACTCATAAAGCATCCACGGAAGCCCATGTAGATGCAAGATTCCTGCCCAAGATTTACCCTCTTCGGGAGGTCGTGGTACAGTGAAAGGTGCATTGTGCCCTTTCACCCATATAAGTGTAGCGATTTGTTTACGCTCCACCCTTTTAATTTTCATATATTTAAGAGGTACTAGCTTCGTCTTTTCATAGATGAAAGGTTTGCCGGTAAAGTCAACAAAATAAGGCGTAGACTGCTTCATCAAACCATTGGGTGCTGCTACTGACTTTTTGAGTTCATACTTGTTTTTGAGAGGGCTTTGCATACGCCTAGCCCCTATATTTACACCCATCTGGTTTCTATCGTCTACAACCTGTCCATCACAGAAGAATATGCCGTCTACTACTTCCCAGTTTCCTGAGTCCATCAAGAAAGCTGGGAAAGTAATTTTTGTAAAGTCTCTAAACGTAAGTAACATAATTACTCTGCTAAACCTAGCTTCTCTTCTGTATCTAGTATCTGCTGAGACGCTTTTACCCAGTTCTCAACTGTTGGGTTGTAATCTGTTCTATCTTGAAAGTTATCTACAACCCACTGAGCCATGTTCTTGCCCTTTCCGTGAGGTGATAGTAACCATATTAAACTTGTGTCTGTCATATTATATCTCCGTACATCTTCTCGAACTTACCACCTGAATAATCTTCGTGAACAATCTCAAAGTCACAACCTACAGGAGCGCCTGGTATAGCTATACCTCTGTTCATCTGTATAAACTCTGCTAGTTTCTCCATATACTCTTCTACTTCACCTTCCGGTACTTCTGCTAGAATGGAATCATGTACAAGTGCAAAGATACGAGCCTTTTTATTGTTGGCTTTGATCCATGTGTTCATATCAATAGCACCTAAGAGGTTAATATCAGAAGCAGCAGACTGCACCAGAAAATTAAGACCAGACCGAATGCTATGACTCTGGATGCCTTTGTCTGTCGATGCGACATTTGGTAATCTCCTTTTTCTTCCGAAGAAGCTGTAAATAAAGCCGTTCTGCTTTATGAATGTTTGGTTGTCAGTAATCCACTGTTTTAGTTTGTGGAAAGCATTAAAGTACTCATCAATTACGTCTTGAGCCTCTGCTTTGCCAAAAGGTTTACCACTATCTTTGGTAACTTGCTCACTGATCTTAGCCGCGCCTGCCCCATACATAATACCGAAAGTAACAGCCTTTGCCGCCTGTCGTTGTGTGCCAAACTTCTCAGCTACTTCTTCAACGGGGCAGGGCAACCTAAATACTTTCTTCGCAATAGAACTATGAAAGTTACCACCAGACTTGAATACATCCATCAAGGCATTATCTTTTGCAAGTACAGCGGCAACATATACCTCTGCTGTTGTCAAATCCATTGCAACAATTTTATTGCCTGGTGCTGCTTTGATACAACCTTTTACAATGGGATTATCTCTAGGCAGTTGTTGCATGTTAAGTTTGCCACTAGAGCTAAGCCTGCCACTAGTAGTACCATGCAGGTTGAAACCTGTACGGAGTCTGCTATCGCGATCCAACTGCGGTAAGATCTTGTCCAGATAAGTATTTTTAATCTTGGACTTTTGTCGAATATTGAGTATAAGTCCGGGGATGTGGGATTGAGCACCGAGTGCTTCAAGAACCTCTGCGTCTGTAGAATGTGCTCCAGTGCCAGTCTTTTTGCCAGTAGGATTGAGACCAACAAAGTCGAACAACAAACTACGAAGCTGCACAGTAGAGTTAGGATTAAAATCTTTTCCATTAATTTTCTCGAATTTACTAATGGCAGGGTCTTTGTATAGTTCTGCTACTGCATCATCAATTTCTTGTTGCATCAGGGATTGAGACTTTACTAGTCTTAACTTATCAAAAGGTACGCCATTGTCTTGGATGTCCGTTAAGAAACGGCAACCAGGGATTAATATATTGTCATATACTTTTGCTAAACGCTTGTTCTGTTTAATCTTGATAAACTTCTCGTAAAGCAAGTATGTAACAGCGGCGTCCATACCAGCATATAGTTTCATAATGTCAAAGGGAATATCTCCCCAGCTAAAATCATTTTTGAGTATACCATGTTGCTTACGATAGTTATCTATCCAATCATACATTGGCTTCTCATAGTCCCCGTACTTTGTATACTTGATAGCTAACTGCTTCAAGCCATGTGTACCAGGATTTTCATCAATTAGGTAGTGTAGTAGCATTGTGTCCTCAAAGTGAGGAAACTTAAAATTGAAATGGTACTCGAAGAAAGCCAAGTCAAACTTTGCGTTATGGAATACTACTGCTTTTTTGTTAAAGAGTTCTTGCAATAGACGCTCAGACTCTTCATCTAAACACTCTGTGTCTATGTATGCGCCACGATCTTGCTCATAAGATAGCGATAAACCCAACATATGCCCATCACGTGGGTATAGTCCTGTAGTCTCCGAATCGAGTGCAATATAAGGGCTAGGAGCGTCGATAGCTGCTTGAAAGAAAGCGTTGGCTTCTGTTGTATCTTGAATACCCCAAGCGTTGTACTCGGTAATAACCGTATCTTCTATTTCGCCTTTGATATATCCAATGATACTTGCTTTGGAATCTTCCCATGTTCTTTTCGCCTCTGGTTTAAATGCGAGCATGGCAGGGTTAATGACAGGTAAGAACTTCTCTTCTACTTTCTTACCAGAATATTCTGTAACTGAGTTGATGGGGGTGAAGTATTTAAGAGCATCACTTCCCACTAGAATTACCCAGTCATAGTCGTCTGTATTGATCTCGATATCACAATCTCGTTTCAATACTTTTTTGAGAGTAGGGTCGGAGCAAAGCTGATACTGATCAAACTCAAATGCGTCATCGAACTCTCTTTTAAAATTTGTTTTACTTGGTTTAGTTTCTACTAATGCAACTTTAGGCATATAATTTACTCTTTAGTTTCTGTACTGTTTGTAAGGGTAAGGCTCCTGGATCACGATCCTTGAGGCTCACATTTCTACTAGCCAAGCCTACTCGCTCAGCCATCTCTTGAACTTCTTTGGAGGCGTTCTGTCCTGCCTCATCTCCATCAAAGAATACAATTACTTCATCTACACCTTGTATAGAAAGCATACGTAATTTATCCTCATTAATGTTCTTTGTGCCGAAGCAACAAATTGCATTATCTAATCCTTTATCATGCAAGTTTACCATATCATATATACCTTCTACTAGTACAACAGAACCTTGTATCGGCTCTACTACAGGGAATAGAGGCATCTTCGCACCCGCAGGCGAGATCATATACTTAGGCGTTCCGCCTGTAGTATGACGACCATTGAATGCTACTATACGACCAGATATATCTCTTACAGGGAACACAATCCTGCCGATATGATCGGGATCATGGTGCTGAAACGCTTCAAACTTCTTGTATGTTTCAGGCTTAATATCTCTCCAATTGCCCGCATAAGGAACAATATTCCGAGGAAAAGACAAACCAACCGACTCAGACCTCTTAGCTTTAATAGTCTTTTTTAATAGTTCTCGTCTTAGTTGTAGTTGGTTTGCCTTTTCGCCGAAATGAGTAAAAATGTTGCCCTTGAAACCGCACGAGAAACACTGAAATATGCCTGTGATTTTATCAATGCGCATACTAGGATTTCTATCGTCATGATCTGGTGACAAGCAGCGTACCAAAAAGTCTCCGCCTTTTGGTATAAAATAAATTCCTTTCGCTACGAGTAGTTCTTCTACTGTCAACGTCCTATATCCTTTACATTTTCACTACTGATTACTTGGTATGCACCTTTGTTATATGCAGGTGCTACTGTGAAGGAAGCATTGTCCGCATAACTGCGGTCAGGGGCTTCGCAAGTACCTACACCATCGTCCGCAGATCTATAGTGAACTGTGTCTCTGCGATAGGTATTGGCAACCTCTAAGGGTTCAAACTTAGGAGTATAGGTCTTAGACTTAGGTAAAGGCTTGCGCTTTCTACCTGAAGCTGTATGTCGTAAACTGCCGAATGTAAGTGCCATATTGCTTCTCCTTCTTGTAAATGTCCGTATATTATACGCCATTGAAGGTAAGAAGTCAAGAACTATTTTTAAATATCATCAATTTCTTCACCAGTTTTATGGGAAGAATCTTCACGTTCTTTAGGAGTGAGTGCAGACTCGGGGCCGATCTTTAGGCTGTCCCAATCTACTTCTGAGGTAAATGACTTCATAGAGGCTGAACGCATCTTCACACAATTCAATGTGATACAGGCATCTTCATGATCCCACGTTTCCAACGTGTAAGCGGCATCTGCCGCATCAAGAATACCTTTAGCGAATCTAGCTTCTCCACTAGCGTCTGTTTGGTAGGGTGAGAATACGGTACAATCGTACTCCTGTGCCATAGACTTCAATGCTTTACTAACTTCAATCTGCTCTGTCCAGTCATACTGTCCACCAGTACGAGAGGGTAGACTCGACCGCTTTACCTGATTAATATAGTCAACGATAATGACACCAACATTCAGAGGTTTGACTTTTTTGTCAAGCTCGGCACGAATTTTGGATAGTGTTAAAGCTGGCTCATATACTACATCTAACTGCTGAGTCGGGAGGAGCTCGTGGTTAGCTTTCAGTACATTATGCAACTTCTCAAAGTCACGATGTTCTCTATATTCCTTCAAGCGGTCTTGTCCATCAACATAACGAGCTGTCCACCAATTAGCCACCTGTTCCCACTCAGTAACATTTAAGTTCTGAGTACGCAGACGCGCAAAAGGAATTTTAGTGGCAATTGAGCAACATCTCTGAAGGATAGATCGACTATCCATCTCAATAGTGAAATAGATAGCCGACTTACCTGAAGCGTAAACATTGTTGGCAATGTTTGCACAAATAACAGATTTACCTGCACCACGTCGTCCACCGACCATAACCAAATCTCTAGGAGAGAACTGGATTTCATGATCGTACTCATCATTGAGTCCGAACTTCATGTAACGGGCTAAATCTTCTTCTGGCTCAAACAGTTCAATACGTTGCATACTTTCCTGTGGGGCTTCAAGATCAACCTTATCTTCAATGTCTAAGACAATCTGATGAAGGTGGTCTACTGACTCTTGAGCATCCTCGAATGCTACAGAGTGTTCAACATAATCTTCTAGTGAGTCCAGAATTTCTTTCTGAGTATATTCGTTCTTTAGATACTGAAGAAGCATCTCAGGGTCGGCATCGACCTCGACAGCTTCAATCGCAAAAAGTTTTTCACGAGTAGCAGAATCACGAATCTCATACTTGAGATCTTCAACTGTGGGCATTTTATGAAAGGTCTCGCAGTGCTTATCAATAATCTTATAAAGACTATGATACTCACTTGGCAGATAATGCCTGTGCGTTACACTCCAGGTCTGAAAGTCCTGTAGCTCAAGCACTTGCTTTATTAGCGCAGATGCGATATTCAATTATAAACCCTCCCAAGTTTAAAGATGTGGGTAGACCCCGTAGAGCCTACCCGAAAGATACTAAGCTAGATTAAGCAGATGCTTTTTCTTTCTTAGCTGCGCCATCATAGTCAGAGGCAGTTAAGCCACGACGAGTTAGCATAGTCTTAACGCCACGAGCAGTTTTGCCAATCGCTTCAGCGATAGCTTCAACAGTCATGTCGCCGACTGAAAGGTCAGCCAAAGGATCTTCTTTTGAAGCGCCTTTAGTTACTTCTTGCTTAGGAATGGCGTTGATGTCGCCAGAACGAAGTAGGCTAAGAGCTTTACCACGTACTGAGTTCACAGAGCGACCTAGAGCTTCAGCGATAGCTTCTACGAAAGCACCGTCGTTTACCAACTGTACAAAAGTAGCTTCTTCGTCTGGGCTGTAAGTACGAACTGCTTCAACTTTAGGAGCAGGTTTAACGTGATCCGTTAGTTCCATAGACAAGATTTTACCTTGAATAGACTTAGGAGAGAATGCGCCATCTTCGAAAAGACCTGCGATATCTGCATAAGTATATTGACCGCTGTTATCAGCAACAAAAGAGGCTAGAGTAGCTTCTTGAGCGTCTGTAAACGCACGGCTTGCTGATGCTGAAGCTAGTTCAACATCAAAACCCATTTTACGTAGTTTGCTAGAAACTGAACGGGTTGAGGTTTCAAGTTGTTCTGCTGCTTCTGCAACAGTTGCTTGGCTCACAGGTGATTCATCACCTACGAAATTTGTAAGAGAGCTAGTACGCTCGTCTGTCCACTTAGGAAGTGCCATATTTTATTCTCCAATAAAATCTAATAAATTAGTTATGATTTCTACGCCAGAGTCTCTGGCTTTCTTAGTTTTAGCGGACTCAACTCCGCTTTCGTTAACCAGTATTGTAACATCCTTTGTCAAACTTGTTTTGGTTACATATCCAAGTTCTTGTAGTTTAGCATTTGCCTCTGCTTTAGTTTTGAAACTACTCAGTTTACCACTAATACATACAGTGCCTTTCGCTACCTCGACAACTCTAGGGCTGTCGAACTGAAAGTCAAAAGGTAAAAGACTAACATAATAGAACTCGTCCTCGATCCATGAGGTAAGATTACTACTCGCTTTATCGCCAAGACCAGCCTTACGGCACAAATCATAGTCTATTTCTTCAATGTCTTTGCAGACTCTCGATAGCTTTTCCGCGGCACTTTTGCCGATAAGCGGGATGCTGAATGCAGGTAATAACACATTCAGGGGTGCAGAGCGAGATCTCTGTAGTTCATCTAATAACTTGACTGCCAATCTATCAGAAGATAGAGCCTCGGATACATCATCAAGCGATAAGTCATAGAGTTCCTCGAGGGAGGTTATTCCTAACTTCTTAATGGTTGCAGGGCCGAGACCTTTGATCTTCAGAGTCTTAGCAAAGTGTTCAATGAGCTTCAGAGATTTCTCTCCGCATTTGGGGTTTCTACAATACAGAAGATGATTGACTTCTTCGAGAACCGAGCTGCAACTGGGGCAAACTGTGGGTGCTTCGATGAATGTCATGGTCTCTCCTCTGAAATTGAAATAGTATTATACGGAAATTTAAGGTTTCTGTCAAGAATTATTTTTCTACAGGTCACGAAGGATTAATCCGTCTGACAATGCGAGGTATAATCTCACCAGAACGTATAACTTCTACTCGACATCCGATCTCCAGATCTAGGTCGCGTATGTACTCAATATTGTGCAATGTGGCTCTAGACACTGTCGCTCCGCCTATCTCAACGGGATCAAGAACCCCGACTGGACTGACTACACCACTTTTGCCTAGCTGCCACACCACATCTAAGAGAGTTGTTTCTACACCCTGCTTCTGCTCTTTAAGAGCAAACGCACCTCGTGGGTGGTTAGAGGTATGACCCAATTCTTCAAACTTGAAGTTGTCTCGTAGACGATACACTATACCATCGGTAGGATAGCCAGTGCAATCAAAAGAAAGTGCTGTATTGAAACCCATACGTTCCAACCCTTCAAGAGTTGCGTCAAAGTTTCGATTTACAACTCTCTCTTGACCATACGCTACGAACCACAACTCTTTGGAACGCTCAAAGAACTCGTCGTGGTCTTTCAAGTTGAGAGACCCCGCAGCGTAGTTACGAGCATTAGGAATAGAGTCTGGAGCAACTACTTCACCAGTGATCTGTACCATAGCTTTTATAGATATGATATTAGGTACTAGCAAACGCATCTTATCAGTGATGTCCCTGCCTTGTATGCCATCGCCCCTCGTAAGAGCCAACTGGAGTAAACCCTCAACATACAACAGCGAAACAGCCGCCCCGTCAAGTTTAGGAGTTTCGATACACTCATCTACCGCCAAAGGAGCTTCTGCAAGATCAAAACATTTCTTGAGAGAATACATACGATAGACATGAGGTATAGCATCAGTTACTTGGTAACCGACTCGATTGTATTGATGCTTATCTGCCAAGAGATCAAACTCCTCATCTGAGATGATGGGCGACCCCTCATAGTATGCTTCACACGCTCTGTCTAAAAACTCTTTCACTTATGGTTCTCCTAAAATTGAAATACTATTATACGGAATTTTAGGAAACCTGTCAAGAACTATTTATAAAGATCCTTAATTAAGTCTCCAAAAACTTCTTCTACCAACTGCTTCGACTCAGCTAGCGATAATATCTCTACTAGCCCTGCAAATAATTCTCTTGAGTTGGTAAGATCAAGTGGCATTGCTACACCTTCGGGAGTAGGTTTCCACTCCTCATTGAAGTCTAAATAATACTTACGCAAGTGTATGTACTCAACATCTCGAAAAGTATTGATGGTGAGTCGTACTTGCTGCTCCTTTACTTGGTCATAGTGTATAACACGAGAGTAGGCTTCAGGCGCTTGGTGTAGTTCCATTACTTTCTACCCTCGTTCTTTAGGATTGACGATAGAGGTACTACGCTCGACACATTGGAAGGGCGTAACAAGCGATAAGAATCGGTATCCCAACAGAAAAACAATAAGGTATCTTTTGTTTCTTTTGCTCTATTCTTTTTCTTTTGTATGTAAGGCGTGGAAAAATCTAGAGTACAAACATTGTACTTTAGCTTTCTCGATTGCTCACTACGATATGTAATGATTGCGTCCCCGTATTCTGTGACGAGGTCTGCTAGTTCTTGCTTTTTCACTTTAGCTCCTTTGTAGTAATTCAGCAATAATTATTGTGTTATTACATACTGTTAGGTGCTTTTGCTAGATACAAGAAAGCCCCGCTAGTCTAAACTAGCAGGGCAGGTACTTAGCCTTCGTTGATCGCTGTGATAACTTTGGTAAAATACTGTGATGCTTTACCAGTCAGCTTGCCAATGATTTCCTCATCGACTTCTTGACCTGCATCACCAAGTGCGGCGATAAGTGCTTCTGCAGCTGCTGCTTTAGATACTCTTGTGCCTCCACCTGTAGAACCGCCACTAGATTTAGTAGCAGGTGTTTTCTTAACATAAACGCCAGCTTTGGTTAAGATCATGCGAACACCATTTGGTGATTCGTCTAATTCTTCTGCAATATCTTTTACAATCTCCATACTGGTCTCTGGAGTTGGTTCTGCTTCTTCATACATTGATACTGCTTGTGCTTTCTTATCGTCGTCCCACGCCATTTTGCGCTTCCTCTTGTTAGGTTGTTTAGATCCTGGGCAAGTACCCAGAGCTTTAAGTTGTGAAAGGTAGAATCGTTCCGACATTGGTTATTCCCCTAAATTTGAAATGATATTATACGGCAATTTAAGGACTTCTGTCAAGAAGTATTTTTTATAACCTGTCAATTCTTACCCCGTACTGTTTCAAATGTTCTAGCTTACATAATTCATATGCAGGAACATATGCAGAGAAACCCCCTGCTGTTACATTTGAAAAGAAAGTATCGTCGCTGTCAACCTTCTGTTTAATATATACTGCATATACGGGACAGCCATACTTACTATCATAGTTGGTATTTCCTAGACCTTTCTTGCTTGCAATGTATTCGGGGGTGAGTCGTGCGTGTACTTCTACCGCGGCATGATATGTCGCCGACCACGCAACCTCCCCTTCCGCATAGTCATCTGACAAGAGAGCATCCGGATAATAGTGCGACCCAAGTTTTTCTTCTTTATTCGCAGGACGCTGGGGTACACCGACCGTCTCGAGTAATGTACGAACAAAGGAAGGACTTCTGAAAAGGGACTTAGAAATCTCTGAAATCGTCCCGCCTTGCAGGTAGCTTTCGCAAGCCTCCGCAATTTCAGCTTGAGACGCGGGTCGACCCCGTAGCTTTTTCTTGCGTTGTGCAGTGTATGCTTTCTTTTCATGGTACTCCTCAATAATCTTATTTAGCCTAGTAGTATTATAGGCTATGTTCAGAATATCACACGCTTCCTTTTTTGTTATAGGTTTCTGAGAAGAACTGGGGTTTAGAAGCCCTATTACCTTCTCTATGTTTTGAGTCGATAAGTTCTCGTAATCCTTCTTTTTTACTACTTTCCGCGCCATACTCTAACTCCAATAATAATTCGCAATAATGTATAATTTTCTTTATGTCCTCTGCACCGTTCTTAGCTCGATGTCGAGTCGCATACTTTATTATGTTTCCTTCGATGTATCCTAAACCATTTGCGTGTATATACTCTAATGGTTGTATAGGCAGATCGTAGTGCGATCCACCTTCTTGCCGCTCTAACGGTCTTTGTTCTTCGTGATCTTCTGCTACCCACACTGGTAATTCTCCTGAACTTGCAATGTTCTTCATTTTCATTATTTGGCTGTGATCCGTTTCTCGTAGTCTGCATAGTCATCACTCCACCAGGGTGGTCTTTCTCGATGCTTCCACTCTGCAAACGTACCCTTGTCGAGGTGATAGTAATCACGATACGACTGGATTGGATTGTCATAGTCTTTTAACTCGTCTGGCATAGCTAGACCGAAAGTAGTAAACCCCTTGCGAGGCATATTCTCAGGCTCAGGTAGTTTGTTTACTACTTGTGCAATTGACTTGTGGTCTTTACCATAGCGATAACGATACTCTTCATTCAAAGCATTACCATAGCAGTGAGTCCACTCAAAATTATCTAGTGATGAACGTACCCAGATTGTGCAAGGGTGATTGTACATCATTGGCAGATAAGGTGTGAGTGGTCGCTCTTCTGGTGGAAGATGCTTGATTTCTTTCTTCAAAGCGTTTAGATGATCTCTCTCGTCTTTCTCAAGAGCGCGGGGTATAAAGCCTAGATGCTTGTCAACCCATATGGCTGTACATAGCAACTGTGCTACCTCAAGAGGCATCTTCACGATATGCTTGTCTACATGATACTCGGCACACTTGTCGAGATCTTTGTCAAGGTAAAATAAATTCAATGCTTTTCTCCGTAAATTTAGACAACTATTATACTAAACTTC